GCTTTTTCGAATGCCATGATATATTGCTCCTAAGTGTGTGTTTAAATGTTACGCGATGATGTATTCATACACCAGTTTAACTTCTTCCATTACATGAATGGCGGAGCCCTCCATGTCCACAATTTCAGAGGATTCGGGCAAGCCTTCCAGTGGCTGAACGATGTCAATATTGCTAGTGTTGACAACTACTGGAGAGCCATCCAGCAATGTCAGAAGAACGAATTTAGCCATGATTTACTCCTTTAGTCGTGCAACATTACACGTATGTACACCCATTATTTATAGATGTACAAGCTTGGAATGTTAGAAATACAGAACAGAATAAATCCAGTTATACCAATCGATATAACTAGCTGACTCATTTCCTTTAGCTTCTTGCTTGGCTTTGTATTCCATGTATTTGACTAGAGGATTCATGATAGCGCTCCTTTGTTGTTAAGAATTGTTTCTATACCCGTTTAATCAGACATACAAACAATTCTTTCCCTTCGTTAAACATTATGTATGGGCATTCATTCAGCGGCTATTGTGTAGGCTATATGTTCTGTGTGTAGTCCACTAACAAACTAGGGAATCTACGCAAGAGAGGCATTCTTACTAACGCATACATGTGTGCTAGTAGAACTAAGGGAAAGATAGATTGTTAAAGAGCATCAACTAATAGACTGTAATTACTCGCAAGCGGATTGCTTGCTCCTCCCTATGCAATGTCTCTCATATGGTTAATCCGCACCACTCCCTTATTAGGACACACTAGGAGGCAAGCTAACAACTCTCGCAGGACTACCTGCTTAGAGCATTGCTTACACGACACAAGTGTGTATGCTTAAGGGCAAGGTGAAGCATATGAGAAACAACTCATAGTTCATCTATTAGCTAATTGTTAAAGAATGTCTTCAGGCTTACGCCTTCCAGACATTGGGCCTACAACAGAGCATTGTGTCTGTCCCCAATGTGAAACAGTATTGCATACTACTTACAGCTTGTCAACTGGTTTACGTTCTACCGTGTGTCCCTTGGGACCAACACGCCTACTTGCCTAACCAGTGAGACAGATTATTGCATACTCTCTTTATCTTGTCAAGCGTTGCTAATCTCACTCAGCACTAGGGTTAGTATCCCCGTACATCTTCAGGCCAAAGCCATCCATATGGGCATATTGTAGTTCTACATCCGCTTGACTAGGTTGTTAGAGAGCTACTGAATTTCTACAGCAGCGTTATGTGCTGAACCAGTGAGACGAATCATGACACGATATAACCCCCTTGTGGTTGTAAATATACAACACGTTGCAAATTCTTTTGCCGAAGGCGTTTAGACATATATAAGGGACATATCTGTAACGTGCCTAGCGGCACAATAAAGCCTTTAGAATCAATGGCTTGAGGATATTTCTTGAGGATAAATGATGAGCATCATAGGATGAATAGATGATGAGAGTAATATTACACCCCTAGTTAGTACTCACTAACATTTCTCTTGAGAAATATTTCCTTGAGGACAAATTCTTGAGCTTATGCCCCCTAGAGGGGGTTTAGCCTAAGTGCAGATAGGTGCATTACACCTCGAAAATTTCTCATAAAAATTACCAATTTCGGAATATACACAATATTCCTTGAGATATGCCCTTGAGAATGTTTCTTGAGAATATGTCTCTTGCTCCGCAAGGAGCGTTCCTAGACGCCTTCGGCAATATGTTCTAGTACGGAAGGAACAGTCGAAGACGTTTAGTCTTCTCCTTGTCCCGCAAGGGACGTTATCTTAATTAATAAAGGTGTCTAGCTAATTATGCGAGAGCATATTGATACAATTACAAATCCACAGGTTACAATTCCTATTGTAGCCACTTCAACTTTCTTAACCAGTTTTATGGATAATCTACCAACTTTGATGAGTGTAGGTTCATTCGTCTATTTGGTTCTATTAATTGTCCATAAAACATGGAGCATGTATAAGGACTTCAAAGAGGATGAGCAACACAAAGAATAATATTTATATTGGAGTTGTAGGAGCTAGTTTACTGGCTTCTATAACCCTATGGGAGGGAAATAGAACAGTTCCCTATTTAGACCCAGTAGGAATTCCTACAGTTTGCTCTGGCATCACTGAGAATGTGGACATGAAGAAAGTTTACACAAAACAGGAATGTGAGAAGCTTAATAAAGAAGCTATAGCTGAATATGGGAAAGGAATGCTTAAATGTATTAATGTTCCTATTTCCCGTAATGAGTATGAAGCCTATACAAGATTTGGATATAATATTGGAATAGCTAATGCTTGTCAGTCTCTAGCTATTAAGGAATTAAATAATGGAAGACACACAGAAGCCTGCTATAGAATTAGCACCAGCCCTTCCGGTAGTCCAGTCTGGGCCTATGCAGGAGGGAAGTATTTTAAAGGGCTGGAGAATAGGCGTAAAGATGAAACAGCTACTTGTCTACGTCCTGATTAGTTTAGCGGCTGTAGGGGCCTTATATGCCCTCCATGAGCTTGATAAGAGCAAAGCCTTAGCTGTACAATCAGAAGTGTTTAAGACACGTCTAGAAGAGGCTACAAGGGCTTCTGAGCAGAAAGCAAGGGACGTGGAACGTTCTCTTGCTGATGCCTCCGTTAAGAAAGAACAAGAGAAGAATGAGAAATTACAAGAGATTAATTCTAAGCAGCTTGCTATTATTAACAGCCTGTCAAAGCGCCCCTCTCGTCCCCAAGACGGTTCCTTCCCTTCCATCCCTAGCCAAGCCTGCACAGGCAGAGAGCTTTACAAAGAAGATGGAGAGTTTCTTATCAGGGAAGCTGCCAGAGCAGACAAAATAATTATAGAAAGAGATTTCTATTATGAGCGTTATGAGGACGCTAGAAAGAAATTAGATGAATATTCCAAATAAGGAACAGATGGTAGATGAGATGGGTAGGTATATCACCCAGTCTCTCTTCCTAGAAATTAATTATACAGATCACGCAGTTTATACATTAAAAGATAATGATCACGAGTATAATGGTAAAATTCTTCCATCCATCAAACGTCTATATTTAGAAATGGAAGACGTTACAGAATATGAATTTGCTAATACATATTTCTGTGGATGGAGACATTGGCAACGTTTATTAGAGAATAAAGCTATTCGTAAACATATCGATGACTGGCGAGAAGAGCTTGAATTTAAGCTTAGGGCTAAAGGTATTAAGAAGATTATTGAAAGTGTTAAGAATCCTCAGAATGCTATGCAAGCAGCTAAATGGCTTGCAGATAGAGGATGGAGCACAAGAGCTGCTGGACGCCCTACAAAGGCTGAAATTGAGCAGGAAAAGGCTTTTGCCTCTCGTGTCTCTGAAGAGTTCACTGCTGATATTGTAAGGCTTAAATAATGGAAGAAAAGTGGCTTATTGAAGCTAAGAAGAAAATTGAGAAGATGCCTGAAGAGGCTAGACAGCTAAGAGAAGCCGCTAAAGAAGATTTATTTCTCTTTGCTCGTTTAGTTAATCCGGGATATATGTATGGTGAAGTACATAAGGAAATTTTTCAATGGATGCAAGAATATGGATTATTCGGTCAGGGAAAGCCGGGAGTAACGAACAAGCTAATTATGCTTCCACGAGCTCATCTAAAGAGCCATATGGTGGCAACATGGGCAGCTTGGATTATCACCCGTCACCCAGAGGTTACTATTCTATATGTTTCAGCGACAGCCTCTCTGGCAATTACCCAGCTCTATGCCATCAAGAACATCCTGACGTCTTCGACCTATACCCGTTACTATCCAGAATACATCCATCCACAGGAAGGTAAGAGAGAGAAATGGAGTCAAGATGCTATATCTATTGATCATGAATCTCGTAGACGCGAGGGGATTCGGGATGCTACTATTGCAACAGCCGGACTTACTACTAACACTACTGGCTGGCATGCCGATATTCTTATTCCAGATGACCTCGTAGTTCCGGAGAATGCTTATACAGAAGATGGACGAGAAAGTGTATCGAAGAAATCCTCTCAGTTTACATCTATTCTTAATGCTGGCGGATTCACTATGGCTTGTGGTACTCGTTACCATCCTTCTGATATTTATGCTACATGGCGTAATCAAGAATATGATGTTTACAATGAAGAAGGTGATGTAGTTGATCGTATGAAGGTTTGGGAGATTAAGGAATACGCTGTAGAACGAGATGGTGTATTTATTTGGCCTAAACAGATTCGCCCTAGTGATAAGAAGGTATTTGGATTTGATCAGCAAGTCTTAGCTCGTATTAGGGCTCAGTATGAAGATAGAATTCAATTCTTTGCTCAATATTATAATGATCCTAATGATCCTGGAAGTAATAGAATTGATCGTTCTAAATTCCAATATTACGATAAGAAATTCTTGAAACAAGAATCAGGAGATTGGTATTATAAGCGTAACAAACTTAATGTCTATGCCTCCATCGACTTTGCTTATTCTCTAAGTAAGAAAAGCGATAGTACAGCTATTGTGGTAATTGGAATTGATTCTGAAGGCTTTATTTACATTCTAGATATTGATCATTTTAAGAGTGATAAGATTTCTGAATATTTTGCTAGAGTAGCTGCTCTCCATTCTAAATGGGAGTTTAAAAAGCTTAGAGCAGAGGTTACAGTGGCTCAGGCAGTTATTGTACGAGATTTAAAGGATAGACTAAGAGAAGAAGGTTTAAGGCTCTCTATCGATGAATTTAGACCTACTAGGAATGAGGGTAATAAACAAGAACGTATCGCAGCGGCTTTAGAGCATAGATATGACAACCAGTCTATTTGGCATTTCAAAGGAGGATATACAGATGTTCTTGAAGAAGAACTTGTATTAGCCCGTCCAGCTCATGATGACATTAAAGATGCTCTTGCATCTGCCGTAGAGATTGCTGTAAAACCTAAACAACGAAGAGAAGGAATGGATAGGCCCAATGTCATCCAGTTTGCCCCACGATTTGGTGGTGTAGCCTTCAAATAATAAGGAAATAATGAATGGCACGTAAGCCTTTAGAAATGCTCTCTTCCTTTGGACGAGATAATGAAGCAAAGTTTATTGCTTTAACATGGTTTAATTATAATTCTCAACGACAAACTATTCGGGATCAATGGAAAGAATTACGAGATTATATTTTCGCCACAGATACAACTACTACGACAAATAAAACTCTCCCTTGGAAGAATAGCACTACACTTCCTAAACTTTGTCAGATTCGAGATAATTTACATTCTAATTATATCTCTGCATTATTCCCTAATGATGACTGGCTTAAATGGGAAGGATACACCATCAATGACTCCACAAAGAGTAAGGTAGATGCAATTGAAGCATACATGTCTAATAAGACCCGTGAGAGCCATTTTAGGACGGAAATTAGCAAGTTGGTATATGATTATATCGACTATGGTAATTCCTTCGCTACGGTTGATTATGAGGCTTCTTATATTACTGATGCGTATGGACAAAAGATTATTGACTATATTGGCCCACGTATTCGTCGTATTAGTCCTATTGATATTGTCTTTAACCCCTTAGCAGCTACATTCAAAGATAGTTTTAAGATTATTCGTTCTCTTAAAACAATTGGTGAATTACGTATTATGGCTCAGGACGAACCAGATAATAGATATCTACAAGATGCATTAGCTAAACGGGATAAGATTATCTCTATGATGAACTCTGTAGGTATTGAGGAAGGAGATAAGGATCAAGGCTTCCAGATGGATGGCTTTGGGAATTATACTGAATATCTTCAATCTGGATTTGTAGAGGTGTTAGACTTCTATGGGGACATGCACAATCAAACTACTGGAGAAGTACAGCGTGGACGAGTGATTACAGTTATTGATCGTATGTCTGTAATTCGTAATGAACCTATTCCTAGTTGGGCAGGAAGTGCTCCAATTTTCCATTGTGGATGGCGTACACGTCCAGACAATCTATGGGCTATGGGTCCATTAGAGAATCTTGTAGGTATGCAATATCGTATTGACCATTTGGAAAATCTTAAAGCAGATGCTATGGACTTAGCAGTTCTTCCTCCTCTTAAGATTAAAGGAGAGGTAGAAGAGTTTGTATGGGGTCCAGGTTCTGAAATCCATATCGATGAGAATGGTGACGTAGAGGAAATGGGTAAAAACGCTCAATGGGTGATTCAAGCAGAGAATGCCATCAACCTATTAGAACAACGTATGGAAATGTATGCTGGAGCTCCTCGTGAGGCTATGGGCATCCGTACAGCAGGTGAGAAGACAGCATTTGAGGTACAACAACTTCAGAATGCAGCAGGACGTATCTTCCAAGAGAAAATCAATACGTTTGAGATTGAAATGTTGGAACGTGCTTTGAATGCTATGTTGGAAACTGCTAAGCGTAATTTAGATCGTCAAGATGTTGTAAGGATCATGGATGATGACATCGGGGTTCAACAATTCCTCACAATCACGAAAGAAGATATTACGGCTAGTGGTAAACTTCGTCCAATTGGGGCTAGACATTTTGCTGCTCAGTCTCAGCTTATTCAGAATATTACGGGGATTTGGAATACAGCTATTGGTCAGCTGATTGCTCCCCATACTAGTAGCAAGAATATGGCTAAGCTTGTTGAAGATGCATTAGGATTGAAACGGTATGATTTGTTTGCTCCTAATATTGCTATCTTTGAACAACAGGAAACTCAACGTCTAGTTAATCAAGCTCAAGAAGATTTACAGGTAGAACAGCAAACTCCTATTCCTCCAGTAGCTTCTCCTCAAGGAAATCAACCACAATGAAAACCACATGGACTAAGGGATTAAACGTAGGGGACGCCGAAGAGATTCGGCAGTCCTACGCTGCCTCTGGACGTCTTCGACAAAGACTAACGGAAATATTAAAGAGCAAGGCGAATTCACGAAGAGAGAAATCTCTGAGTGAAGAGTCCTACGTTTCCCCTAATTGGGCATACCAACAAGCTGACGCTATAGGGTATGAAAGAGCTATTTTTGAAATTATTTCACTTATTTCTGAAAAATAAGCTAATTTTGTAACAAATTTTCAAAAAAAAAGATACTAGTATATATCTAGATATACTCAAGAGGGAAACGATTGAACGAACGTAAGTGAGTGAGAGAGTGTTTTGACCCTTGAGAAATACTCTGAAATATATTTAGCTGTTATAGCTCAGTAGAAAGAGCAGTTGCCTTGTAAGCATCAGGTCGTAGGTTTGATTCCTACTAACAGCACCAGAACAACGGGAGAGTGGTGAAATTGGTAAACACACCGGACTTAAAATCCGTCGCTTATGGCTTGAGGGTTCAAGTCCCTCTTCTCCTACCATACAATGCAGGATTGGTGTAAGTGGCAACACAGTATCCTTCCAAGTTACAGTAGCCGGTTCGACTTCCGGCATCCTGCTCCATATTAAAGAAATAAATAATGACCGACCAGTCTATTTTTCCAAATCAAACTAATGAGCCTACCCAGGCACCTCAAGCTGCTCCGCAAGCAGCACCAGCTCCTCAACCAGATGCATTTGCAACCCTGCTTGCTACGGTTAAGAATGAGCGTGGAGAACAGAAATACAAAGATGTTAATGAAGCCTTCAATGGCTTGAAGCATGCACAGGAATATATTCCTACGCTGAAGAATGAGCTATCACAAAAAGAAATTGCTCTCCAAACAGCTAACGCACGTATTCAAGAATTGTTAGAAGCGAATAACTCTTTGCTTTCCATCACTTCAAATCCAGCACCACAGAGCCAACCAACTCCACAAGGTCTTGATGAGAAGCAAATCGCGGACTTAGTCTCTAAGCAGTTATCTGCTCGTGAGACGGCTGTAACAAGTCAACAGAATATTTCCACAGTTGTTTCCACTCTCCAGAGTGTATTCGGTTCTGATGCAGAGAAAGCATTCTATGGAAAAGCTGCTGAGCTTGGTATGGGCGTGGAAGAGATGAATGCTCTTGCCGCTAAATCCCCTAAAGCAGTATTGAAGATGCTTGGCATCGATGGAAGTGCCCCTAAAGTTAACGGCATTCCTAATTCCTCTTCTCTAAATACTACTGGCTTTAATCCTCAAAGAGAATCCTTTGTTGGTCGTAATCAGAAATCAGCATTAATTGGCGCTACAACTGACGATTTGAATCAGGAACGTCGTAATGCTAATGCTATGGTTGAAGAATTGCATGCTGCTGGTATGAGCGTACATGATCTTACCGATCCAAAGGTATACGCTAAATATTTTAAGAAAGTTTAATAAATGTCGCAAAATCGCGCAAACTCTACTGCGTTTATTGAAGCAGAACAGTATTCTGCCTTCATTCTTCGCAATCTGCATGATGGTATGTTACCAGGTACATTCTACCGTAACGTATCTGATTTCGGTTCTGGAACCACTCTGCATATCAAAACTGTCGGTACTGTTACCGTTCAGGATGGTGCTGAAGAAGTTCCATTTGACTATACCCCAATTGAATCGGGTGAAGTTACTCTGACCATTACCGATTATATCGGCGATGCTTGGTATGTAGCTGACGAACTTCGTGAAGACGGTGCTCAGGTTGAAGCCCTGATGTCTGCACGTTCTTCGGAATCCACTCGTGCTATTCAGGAAACCTTTGAATCTCGCTTCCTGAAGAAATGTAATAGTTCCCAAACTAATGCCAATCCTAACACTGTTAATGGTTTTGCTCATCGTATTGCTTCTGCTGCTACTAACAACGTAGCCACTCTGGATGCATTCATCAAGATGAAGCTGGCCTTTGACAAGGCTAATGTTCCTGCTGGTGGTCGTATCGCTATTGTTGACCCAGTAGTTGCTGCAACTCTGGATGGATTGGTTTCGATCGGTCGTGATGTTACTCCATTTGCAGAACGTATTCTGGAACAAGGCTTTGCCCGTGATCACCAGTTCCTGATGAATCTGTATGGCTGGGACATTATCACTTCCAACCGTCTGCAAACTGGTTCGTTCTCTGATGGTACAACCACTGTTACTAACGGTGTGGCAAACATCTTCATGTCCGTAGCAGATGACAACACCAAGCCTATTATGGGTGCATGGCGTCGTATGCCTAAGGTGGAAGGTGAACGTAATAAAGACCTGCGTCGTGATGAATTCGTTACTTCTTGCCGTTGGGGCTTGGGTACTCAGCGTGTTGACACTCTGGGTGTTTATATCACCTCTGCTGTTAACATTGCTTAAGGAGTAAATTATGGGTTATGAAAATAAAGCAGGTATTAACGTAAACAACTACTACGGTTCCCGAGATACCGGGTACGCCGTAGGTCTGGAACATGGTGAAGATAGTTTAGCTCGTCTTTCTATCACTCTGACCCCAGATTTTATCAATGGTACTTTTGTACCTCCAGTTGTAATTCCTAAGGGTGCTCTGTTCCGTTCGGCAGTTCTGCGGGTGGATGAAGCATTCAACATCACAGGAACTAGCCCAACTGTCATTATCGGAGCCCTGGGCTCTGAATCGACTAATGGTATTGTTCTGACTGAAGCGGAATTGGAAGCTGTTGGCACTAAAGCTCCAGCATCTACTGGTACTGGCACTTGGGCCCAAGGCTCCGCTACCGGTACGACAGCGGCTGCTAAAATTGGTAAAACAACGGGTGGCACTTCTCCAGTAGTTACTGCTGGTGTGGGCAAGGCAATCTTAACCTTGACCTACTACAACACAACTAAAGTGTAAGTCTCTAGGGGATTGGGTCAAAAGCCCTTTCCCCTTTTTTATTTTATAAGGTGTGAAATGAAATTAAGCCTATTAGAGATTACACAAGATATTCTGAATGATTTAGATGCCGATGAAGTTAATAGTATTTCTGATACTATTGAATCTCAGCAAGTAGCTCAAATTGTTAAAAGTTGTTTCCTAGAGCTCACTTCCAATCGTAATTGGGCTACACAGAAACGGTTAATACAATTAGAAAGCTCCATTGACCTATCAAAACCAAATTATCTTAAAGCCCCTTCTAATTTAAAAGAACTTGTCTTCTTTAACTATGAGAAACATAAATTAGATCAGACTAAAGAACTTTGGCAAGCAGTAACCTATAAAGAGCCTGATGCTTTTCTACGTTATATTTCAGGACGCAATAGTGATAATGACAATGTTATTGAGGTTACTGACTTTGGTGGTAGTCGTTTGCTTATCATCAATGATATGGCTCCTCAGTATTGGACTAGCTTTGATGATCAGTATATTGTAACCGACTCGTACGATATAGAAGTTGATGACACGTTACAGACACAGAAAACACAATGTTTAGCATATCTCTCTCCTACATGGGTTCACGAAGATGATGCTATTCCTGATTTACCTGACGAAGCATTTGCCTTGTTGGTAGCAGAATCTAAGAGTACTGCTTCTTTAGCATTAAGGCAAACAGCAGATCAGAAGGCTGAACAGAAAGCTGGTAGACAAAATAGATGGCTTGCTCGTAAAGCCTGGCAATTAAAAGGGGGGATTGTTTATCCCGACTTTGGAAGAAAGAGTAGACGATGAGTGCTTATATTACAAGTTATGAGGGCTACGATATTAAGCCCCACAAAGAGATGCCTTCGAGTTATATCGTAGTAACTTCAGGGAAGGGTGGTAAGATTCCAGTATGTTTAGAAGGAATGTTTACTTCCCGTGCAATTGCAAAAGAAAAAATTGATGTTTATTTACGTTCTAAGGTAAAAGAGTAAATGACAAAACCAAGTCAAAGGGCTGAGGTAAACACCTTCATTCAAGGGCTTATTACAGAAGCTAGCCCTTTGAATTTTCCTCCTAATGCCTCTAAACAAGAAGAGAATTTTGAAACATTCAGGGATGGTACACGCAAACGTAGACTTGGTCTTGATTACGTAGATGGGTATACATTACGTACTATTTCCAATTCAGGCTCTCCTCAAATTACAAATCCTGTCTTCAATGGATTTGTGTGGGAAGATGCTGGTGGTTTCCTAGACAACACCTTTATTGTCGCCCAAGTTGGTAATCTTCTTGAATTCTTTGATGAAGATTTTACCTTCATTCAGTCGTATCAAGTGTTCCCTGATAATAGGGGAAATTATGAATATTCGTTTGCTTCTGTTGAAGGACGGTTGATTGTATTAACTTCTGCAATGACTCCAACTAATACAGACGGACAGACACCCTTATTAGTTACCTATAACGGACCAACAGGCTCTCCAAGATTTAGTTTTGGAAATGTACAATTAAAGATTAGAGATTTTTGGGGAGTTGATACAGGAGATGCTAATTTAGAAGATGATATTTATTATCGTGTTTCTACTCTATTTGCTCCACAAGTTTACAATTTAAATAACCAATCTTGGGCTATTCCAAGAAAGGATTCTGCGGGTATATTGCAAAATCCTTTAACAATGTACTCAACAGCATATATTAAGTATCCAAGTAATTCTGAAGTGGTTTGGACTGGTTTACAATTTCAACCAATTGATGTTCCTAATCCACCATTTGAACGAGTTTATCCCAATCTCTATGAAGAGGTATTCGGACTTACTCCAATTGCTTCTAAGGGATTCTTTATCATTGATGCTCTTAGTCGTGGCGGCAGCAGAACAACTGAATTTACCAAAACTTGGAACAATAATGGGATGGTTGGATTTCCCCCATCAGCTATTGCTGGATTAGTTAATGACATTACTAAAGGAGGTCCAACAGTAGCTGCGGGATTTGCAGGAAGAGCTTGGTATGCTGGATTCTCTGGGGATATTATTGATGGAGATGGTAGAAGTCCTAAATTAAATTCTCACATCCTATTTAGTCAGCTTATCAAGAATTCCAGAGACTTGGGTAAGTGTTATCAAGAAGGTGATCCTACTTCCCGTGAAGGGGCAGATGTTGTAGATACAGATGGTGGCTATATCAAGATTGCTGAGATGGATAAAGTTTACTCATTAAAACCATTAGGAAATAGTCTTGTTGTAATTGCTAATAATGGTGTATGGGCTATTACCGGTGGTAATGAATTTGGATTCTCTGCTACAAATTATAAAGTAGGACAGATTTCTACATATGGATGTACAGCAAAAAATTCTGTTATTCTCCAAGGTGATACAATTATGTATTGGGGTGATGGTGGAATTTATGTAGTCGCTCCAGACAAAACAACAGGAAATTTAGTAGTAAATAATGTTTCACGTACAACAATTCAAACATTATTTGATGCTATTCCTTCAGATGCTATTCCTTCTGTAAAGGGGGCATACGATGATAAGAAGAAGAAGCTCCGGTGGGTATATAAAACTGGAACTAAATATTCTTCTAATTCTGATACTAGAGAGTTGATCTTTGATTTTGATTTAGGAACGTTCTCTATGAATTCCATTAAGAATGCTCCAGATAACACTGTAGAAATTGAAGTTCCTCTTTTCTTCAATGAAGAAACCATCTATCTCACTTCTAAGAAAACCGGTGGTGTTAACAATCAATACACGTTCTCTAATTACAAAGATACTAATTTCTTAGATTGGAAAACAAATGACGGTGTTGGCGTAGATGCTAAAGCATTTGTTCTAACTGGTTCTCAAATTGCAGGAGATTCTGCTGTCTTTAAACAAGTTCCTTATCTTGTATTGCATATGTTAAGAACTGAGACAGAAACAGATAGTGATGGAGTTCCCTTGAATCAATCTGGTTGTTTATTCCGCATCCAATGGGATTGGGCAACAAACACGGTGAGTAATAAAATAGGCCAATTACAACAAGGCTATCGTTATCGTAAAGCATTTCTCCCTGGGCCAAACGCTTCTATGGACACCGGATTTGAGACAGTTGTTACCAGAAGTAAGCTTAGGGGTCGAGGACGTTCCTTAGCCCTTTATATGGAAACGGAGCCTAATAAGGATTGCCATATCCTAGGTTGGAACCTGACATTGAATGGAAATCAAGTTGCATAACATCTACGTAGAAATATTACAAGAAAAAGATATGGAATGGTTTGCTGAAATAGCAGCCGTCCGTATGCTTAAGGAAGAATTAAAAAAACCAGAATATGTAAACATTGAAAACATCTATGCCCTTGCTTCCTTAGGGGCAATGTATGGAACAGCATTTGTGGCTAAAAAAGGAGACATCCCTGTTGGAGCATTAGGAGCTATTAAGGTTCCTAATGTTTATAATCCAAATCTAGAAATGCTTGCTGAAATGTTCTGGTATGTACTTCCTGAATATAGAAAATCAAAAGCAGGATTATTATTATTAAATGCATATTCTGATAAGGCAGAAGAGTTGGGAGTAGAAGCAACAATGTCTCTGCTCCCATCTAGTAATATCCAAGATAAAACTTTAGCTAAGAGAGGTTTTAACCTTGGTGAATATGCTTATAGAAAGGAAAAATAATGGCAGCGGTAGCAGCAGTTGTAGCGATTGCTTCTCTGGTTATTGGAGCAGCTTCTTACGTTAGTGCGGAAAAATCTAGAAAATCTGCACAAGCAAATTATCAAAGACAGGCAGAAGCCGAGAAAAAAGCACGTTCTGAACAAAATGCTATTAACGCTCAGCAAGCAGCTAATGAACGTAGACAACAAATTCGTGAAGAGCGTATCCGTCGAGCCCGTATTTTACAAGCAGCAGAGAATACCGGAACAGAAGGAAGCACTGGCGAACTGGGAGCTACAGGTGGATTGGCTACACAGCTTGGTGCTAATATCGGTACTAATTTAGGAAACATTGCTGGAATGAACCGACTGTCTCAATTTGCTCAAACAGCAGCAGACTTCGGTACAGCAGCACAACGTAATTTGAGCAATGCAGCAGGAGCAACTAATTTGTTTAACCTGAGCACCTCTATTTTCAATTCGGCAGGCGGATTTAGTGCATTTGGCTCTGGTTCCACCTCCACAGCAAAAGTTGGATGATTAATGGAAGATATCCTGAACACGGACTATGGGATTAATACTATTAGTCCGGACACGCCAATGTCTGACTTGGTAAACACCCCACAACCTCCAGCAATTCAATTGCCTATGGGGGCTATGCGTAACAGAGCAGCTACTAGTGCCCTGCTTCAGGGTGATCCTAATAACATTGTAGATAGTTATCAATTGATGATGCAGGAACAGTCGGAAGGCTCTTCTGCAACACATGATGCTATTAAAGAAGCAATTGCTGCAAAGAATAAAGACGGCAGTATTGGTGGTGTTATGGCAATTCTAGGAGATAAAACAATTCCCCTAGAACAGAAGAAGAAAGTTATGGATTTAGTACAGCGTGGTAATTTCCATGTTGATTCTGCCGTATCTCTTCAAAGTAATTCTGTAGAAGCCCCTAGCAAAGGAGAAGATGCCCGAGGAAGTGCTGCTCGTTTAACATTGGCAGATGTTCTCGGAAGTCTTCAAGCAGATAGGGAATATCGCCAAAAAGCAATGAATCGTTTTAATGCTGAGAATCCAGAAGCTGGAGCAGGTACAGTAGGTGAATTAGCAGAAGCAGATGTTCTCCCATTCAGCAAAAATATTCAAATAGCGAATATTAATAAGAAGCTGAAAGAGCAACAAGGAATTCCAACTAGCATCTTAGGATGGGTGAGTGACTTCTTAACCCCCGGCTCTACACGAGCTGATATTATGCAGAAGCTTAATAACATTCCTCCACAGAAGCGTCAAGCTTATACGGAGAGTTTATTAAATGCTGTGCGAGATAGTTCTGCTATTTTCCACAATGACAACTATTATGCTCGTTGGCAGAATTCTGTAGCTCTCCTGAATGAAGAGCAAATGACCAAGGGTGAGGCATGGGCTGAGAATGCCATGACGCTCTTGGACGCTTTCTTTGTTGGGGATGTTGCAAGAAGTGCTAAGAATGGAGTTAGTGCCACTACCAAGGCCGGTAAAGGGACACAACAAACTGCTCAACAAGGAGAGTCTGTTATTAAAGCAGATTGGGAACTTGTACAAGATACACTTCCCCCTTCTGCCCAACTCCCTAATCCTACCAAGAAACTTCCTTATAAACAGGAAGATGCTGTCAAGCGTATTGAACTTGCTGCTCCTATTCGTAGAGAGCACCCTGCTTCTCCTTACTCTGTTATGGAGCAAGGTAATCCAGAACAAGCTAATATTGCTCTAGATGCTATTCAAACTGGTGGTGATGAAGTTGCCCAAGCGTTCACTGGTGTAAATAAAGAACAGGCCATGATTAATGCTGTAGCTCCACAAGTGGGTACAGAAAGTGGTAATGTTCTGAATAAAGCTAATGTATATCTGGAGCCATTCCTCTCCAATACTGGTGCCTTACGATATACTAAAGGGGAGTTAGAAGGTGCTGTAGATTCTGTTAAAACAGATTTCCGAGCAGCTAATGGATTGGAAATTAATGATGCAATGACCACCTTCCGTGTAGACGGGGATCAACTTGCTATTGATGCTCATTACACAACGACAGGGGGAGCATGGGTAACTCCTGATGCCGCTAAAGCACAAGCTGAATTTGCTTTGCGTAAATATGGTATTCAGGGGGATGAGATTCAAGTTATGAAGCGTGATGGTATGGATTATATTCCAGCCACAGGTAATGAAGCTTCTGGCGATTATATCATCAAGGTTAAAACTCGTCATCCAATCTCAGACAATGATGTTGTATCTTGGAATCCATTAGATGTTAAACGTAATTGGGTAGATCGTATTTCTATTACTGGGTCTAATCGTGAAGGTACATTAGCAGGTAGTTTGTTTGATCCAGCCTCTATGCTACACCCAACGCTGACGGGTTCTATGTCCGTGGCTACGGATAAAGCTGTAACGCTCAGTAAAGTGTTAGTGAAACCAATTAGTGAGTTGCGGGATATGATGGCTGTAATGCCTACAACCCGTCGCCGTGTAGTAGAAGAATATATGATTGAAGCAAACAATAAAGGATTGAAACATGATCCGTTTGCCTTAACTGCTAGGGGATTTAATACAGAAGAAATTGCGGCATTAAAACAATGGCGCAATATTTGGGATGGTCATTACTACCTAGAAAATCTTGATATGGTTAAAACCTTGAACAATCAAGGATATTCCATTATTGAGAGTGCTACAGATAGATTCTTTGCTAAGCCAGTCCCTAAGAATCAGAATATTGGTGATGTGTATGATTTATCTTCTGGAAGTGTTAGAAGCCTAACAAAGACAGAGATGGATAGTTTGTACAATCAAGGAGGCTCTTATGCTTCCCTTCGTCGTCCAGTTAATATCAATGGATCGGAAGTTGAGCATATTATTGTACGTAACACACCTTCTGAATATCTTCGCAAAATTAGAGAAACAGACCCAATCTTGAATTATCGGGAAGGATATTACACTGTCGAATATACAGCTCCTAAATTTGTTGATATGGTGGCTGTTGGTGCTAATGGTAAAGAAACAATTAAAACCGTAGCCGTAGCGGGTAATACAAAAGATGCTGAGATGTATGCCAAGGCCCAAGAAGCTTCCACTGGAGTTACCCACCGTGTTCGTGAAGATAAACGAGGATGGACAAGAGCAGATGATGCTTACTGGGATGTGAATGAGGTAAGTGGACGTATTGCTCAGAGAATGCGCGGAAAGCCCTTATATGAGGCTCAGGGAGTAAATAATCTGGGTGTTGGTACTTATATTGAGAATCCAATGCAAAGCGCTGTAAAGTCCGCTAATAGCATTGCAGGACGTACTTCTACAAGACCGGCTATTGAAACTGCTAAGAAACGATTTGTACAACAATACGGGGATATGCTTCCTCCTGTTGATTTTGGTCCTAAGAAGTTTCCAATGAGCAGGGATGAGATTGTTGATGCTGTAAGCCACACCAGCTCTAGGGTGGCAGACGCTAGAACTACTTGGGATTATATCAATTACATGGAGCGTGGATATATCAATTCTGCTGATGAGGTGTTTAAAGGTGGAATGAACATCCTTGCTGACATGTTAGGTAAATATCACCTATCTACGTTAGAAAGAGGAGCGAGAGCAGCAAGTGATGTTTCAATTACTAGAGCTACTAAAGGAACAGTATTTCAGGCTTACATTGCATTGTCTAACCCTGTTCGTCAATGGATTGTCCAAGCTCACCAATCGACCCGTACTCTTGCTTATAATCCGCTTGGATGGGCTTCTGGTTCGATTCCTTCTTATGTAAGTAAATATATTGCTGAATATGGATTAGGAGTTAGCACCAAGGGTTCTAAAGAATTTTATAAGTTTGTAGAAGACAGTGGAATGGTTGCTGGTGTAGATAAGAACACATTAGTTCGAGGCTTAGGTCTTGACATGGCAGATTACACATACGGATTGAAACGTGTGGCTGGTCAAGCTCTTTCTATCCCTCAAACTGTTGGATTTGATCTTGGTGAGAAAATGAATCAGCTTGTTCATTTAGCTGCTGTCTATGATCGTCGTGTCCGTGCAGGTCAAAACTTAGCTGATAAGACAATTGCGGAAGAGGCTTATTCTGAAGCTCGTGCATTAAGCTATGATATGAATAAGGCGGGGGATTTACATTATTCTCAAAATAGTGCCTCTATGATTATGCAGTTTATGCAGATGCCTCATAAAGCAATTCTGCAAGGAACTAATCGCAGACTTCCTTGGGATGTTAAAGCTAGGATGATTGGTGCAGACTTAATTATGTGGGGTCTTCCGGTAGCTACAATTTCTTCTGTATTGTATGCAGCAGGAGAAAATGGTGATGACCTTCTCCCTAATGATCCTAAGACACGTGAGATTATCACTTCTGGTGCTGAAGCATATGCCCTGAATGAAATGTTCACAATGCTGGACGATAGCGGAGACACTACACGTATTGATTTTAGTGCATTAAGTCCTTATGGTTTTGACGGATGGGCTCGTATGCTTTCTGCATTCGCTGATAAAGGAATGTTAGGAATGATTGCGGCTTCTCCTACAGGACAGATTCTGGCAGTGGATGGAACTAATGGCTCTTCACGTAATGGACGTATTCCTCAAGCCATCCTTACAATGGGACGGTTTATGAATGTGTTTGATGAAATCAATCCAGACAATCCTACAGAATTCAAGGATGTTCTAAAGGATGTGGCTAAGATTTCTTCTGCTTGGAGTGCTGCTGATAAAGCAATGATCATGTTGGAAACCCGTAGAAAATATGATACGTTGGGTATTTCTGTAGACAGTCAAATTACTGATCCAGAGATTGCTGCTGCATTCTTAGGATTTGGGACAATGGCTGAGAAAAACCTGTATGATATTTCACAAGGTCTGAATCAAAGTAAGAAGAAACATGATGATGAATTGATGTCTAAGTATCGGGACATTATGCGTTATTATGCAGATCAAGTGAACGGAGACAATGTTGATGTTAAACATATGCAACAGGTTAGCTCTATGCTGATGAGAACATTCCGTGACCCACAAGATCAACAGAAAATTGTTAGTCAGTTCTGGAAAGACATGCAAGGTAAGGATGCCCAATTAGCTGTCAAGCTCTTTGAAGCAGCCGGTATGCCTAACATGGAGCATACGATTGATTATATTAAACAAGCTCCTTTAGATCAAACAACTAAGGATGCTCTTTTAAAACGAATGAAGGATATGAAAGCTCAAAGAGAATATTCTATCCCTGAAGAAGGAAAATAATTTTGGCAGATTTTAATGTACAGCTCGCGGCCCCTCAGGGGGCTGGGGCTAGAGAAATTCAGCCGTATCAAGAGCGTGTTACGGAATATCAACCAAATCAATTGATTCATGGATTGGTTAATATTTTTGCTAAAGGACTTGAGGCGGATAGGAAACAAACTGCGGAGGCCAGGAAGAATGCAGTGATTCAAGAGTATGTACGAAATGAGCAAGTTTATTCTGACGCCCTCACTACAGGTTCTTGGAATGCTTCTCAAACTGCCACAGCCTCTAGAGCCAATTTCGCTAAATTCTTAGGGGCCTATCCTGAATTGCAAGATGAACTCGGCAAAGCACGTAATCTTGTTTATACTGGAACAGAGATTGGACAAGCACAGCAACAGGTAGACACATCTATTAAGATGCGTAATGATCAAATTGCTGCTGCTCGTAGCGCTGGATTTGTTATTCCTGATTTTGCCTCTACAGAAACCCAAGACTATATGATTGATGCTCATCAAACCCGTATTGTTATGGAAAGAGATTTGAGCGATCAAATGAAGCGTAATCAAGAAGCTAGAGCTGCTGCTGGAGAAATTAGAGCACAACAGTCTCATCAGATTCAATTAAGCGATTATGCTACAAAACAACAAGCTGGTAATGGTATTATTACGTTGTTTAGTAAGAATATTGATGCTACAAATAGCTTGGCTAAGGATGTATTCTCCAATCCGAATATCCCATTTGAACAGAAACAGAATATCTTAGATACACAGATTAGAACATTGAAATCTGGACTAGCTTCTATTTCTGTATTTAATCCTGAGCTTGCTACTCCGTTCAATAGGATTTTGGATGATATTTCCCAAACAACTGCTAAGCTCGCAGACCCGAAGAATCAATCAGCTACACAGCTTCAATTGCTGAAAGATGAATATGAAACCCAGATGACTAAGGCTAAATTGTTAGTTATCTCTGACCCTACATCTCGAAATGCTGTCGCTGTATCTTCTCTATTCGGGAATAACCTCCAAATCTCTCTCTCCTTGGCCGGTAATGGCGTACTTACTGGGACTCTTGCTAAACTCGGTCTTGGCCCTGATTCTGGGGCAACGCCTAAGGTCGTAGGGACTTCCGATGAGAAACAAGTGTTATCTGGATTAAAAGGAGCTCTCAATCTCTTACAAAAGGGAGGAGCTAAAGGAGATAAGGAACAGAACACTAAAGAAGCTGTTAATGCTGTTAATGAGGTATTGCGTCAAAACTCCACGATGGACAAGAGCATTCCTCCTCAAGCATTGAAAGAGCTTTCTAGTTTCTATAGTTCTACAGAATTTGGTAAAATCTCTCCAACACTTGATACAGAGAGTCAGCAGAATGTAGCTAACGTAATGGCAGTAAGCTATGTTCCCTCTGTTGTTCAAGCCGTAGAGAATCGCCTTAATTCTACTATTTCTACAACACAACCTGTTGGATTTGCTGCTGCTAAAGGAGGAATGTCCGCTCCTGCTAGTGCAACCCCTCATAAAGTGTTAGATGATGTTAATATTATCTTCAATGCTCGTGGGGTAGACTTTGTTGCTAAGCCAAATGCTACAGACACATATTGGGCCAATTCCACACGACAGTCTTTGAAAGAAGCTGCTGATGGGTTGAATACATTAATTCGTATGGGAGCTCATTTAGAGGGAACTACGAATTATGCTAAATACTGGGAAGATAATAAACACAAGCTTTTGCCTTCTGTTTACCCTGATCCTAACAAACTTAAGCCCGGTCAAGTTGTCAATGGGTATAAATACATTGGAGGAGCCTATGGCGACCGAAACAACTGGGAACCCGTCTCCACAGGACAATGAGCCTTGGAAAGAGGATTGGAGCCATTCTAAGCTCTATATTGCTAGACAGAATGCTACAAGCCAAGCTGAACAGAATAGCATTGCTAATGCAGAGCATCAAGCTTTTGCAAGAGAATCTACAGCAGATAATCCCCTTATGGCAGCTCCTCTGTTGGCTGCCATTCCTGTCTACCAAGGAGCAAAGGCTCTAGGACTCACTAATAGCCGTTCTGAGCCTTCTTTAGAGCAAGCAGCTAGTGCCTATAGGGGGGTGGGAGAAGGGCTCTCCAAGAGCGTTGTAGAGCCTTGGAAAGGGGTTTGGAATGAGGCAGTGGCTAGTGTTAATAAAGCTGGGGCTGAAGTGGCTAAAACTGTTGTTGATAAAGCTCCTTGGCTGGTTGATTGGATGACCCCTCCTGCTAAGAATTATACGAATGAAGCAGCCCCTAAGCAGAGTTCTAATAGCGTATTCAATTCCATTTTCTCAAAGCTTACGAACGTAGAGAGTCAAGGACAACATACGGATGCTCAAGGTAATTTGATAACATCTAATAAGGGAGCACAAGGAATTACACAAGTGTTGCCTAAAGTAGGTAAAGACCCAGGTTTTGGTGTACAGCCATTACAGAACAATTCCGAACAAGAATATTTAAGATTTGGAAGAGACTATCTTCAAGCAATGCTTAAAGAATTTGGAGGGGATTATCAAAAGGCTTTAGCTGCCTATAATAATGGGGTTGGTAACGTGAAGAAAGCTATCACGAAAGGGGGAGAGGATTGGTTGTCTTATACTCCTAAAGAAACTCAGAAGTATGTTAATAAGATTTTAGGAAATAAATAATGCCTCAAAAAGGACAATTCAAAAAGAATGCTAAGCCAGATTCTGTAAGGCAGCGTAAATATAATTCCCAACCAGCTCAAAAGAAGCGTAGGGCAGAACGTAATGCTTCCCGTGCTAAGATGGTAAAGGCAGGTAAAGCTAGCAAAGGGGATGGGAAGGATGTGGATCATAAAAACCACAATACGAAAGATCAATCTAGTAAGAATTTGCAAACTATCTCCCGTTCTAAGAATCGTGCTATGAACCAATACGACAAACGTAAGAGGAAATGATGCCTATAAACCAGAAAGTTATGAAGGCTCTGAAGAAAGAATACGGAGCTAAAACCGGTAAGAAAGTATATTACGGAATGGAAGCTAAAGGTAAGATTAAACCACCAACTAAGAAAGTAAAGAAATAATGGCTAAGAAAACTCGTCACCCTGGCTTCCAAGCTGTACAAGCTAAAATTGCAAAGAAAGAAGGGATCAGTAATGATCGTGCAGGAGCTATTCTTGCTGCTGCTAGTCGTGGAGCTTCTAAGAAAGCTAAGAAAGCAAATCCTCGTTTAAAGAAAGTGCGTGGTAAGTAATGGCTAAACTCGTTCTTAATGATATTGTAAACACATATAATCTGGCTCTAATCAATTCCAATTTCACTAAGATTGAGGATGAGCTCCAAAATAAAGTGTTGTATCGGGATAATCCAGTTGGTGAGCCAAACCAAATGGAAAACAATCTTGATATGAATAGTAATAGGATTTTAAATCTTCCTGCTCCAACTTCTCCTAATGAGCCAGTACGCCTCCAAGATTTAGTGGGAGTGATGATTCCAGGTGGCCAAAATATCCAAATTAAAGATGAGGGCTCTAATCTCACTTTACAGACAGCCTCTATTAATTTTACGGGAAATGGTGTTACTGCCACACATGTTGGAAATGATGTAACCGTAGCTGTAGATAATCCAGATGTTTTTGGTCCATTAGCTGACCCTTCCGGCTCTTCTCTAGTTGGATTTATTCAATCTGGTGTTGGTGGGATATCGAACACTGTCCAACAAAAACTCAGACTGATGACCATTCACCTACGTGAGTACGGATGTGTTGGGGATGGCATAACTGATGATAGAGCAAACGCACAGAAGGCAATTGATGCTGTTTTTGCGGCAGGAGGGGGTATTGTTGATTGTACAGGGGGCAGGTGGTTAATCGACTCTGGGGATTTAAATGTAAAGCAGGGGGTCATTTTACAAGGTCCATGGCACAATCTTGGGGAGACTGATGGAACTGACTGGACCAGCATTTCCTCCACTTTTATCTTAAATCCCTTATACACCATCCGTCTCTCTCAAGAGTTTGCTGGGATTAAGGGTGTTGGCATCTTCAGAAAAGGCTTAACCAACCCCTCCTCTCTGGCCGAAGCTGTGATTGAAGTGGGTAATTTTGCAGGCAAAGCAATCACCGTAGGGACAGGTGCTCCGAAGGATGCCAGTGATACATATGCAGGTTATTGTTTGGTGCTTGGATTTCAATATGCATATTACAATGATAATAATGAACGACCCCATGTTGAGTATATCTCAGGAGACTGTACCAACGGTATCTATCTGAACCAAGTATTTGATATGAATCACTTAGTGGGATGTCATTTTTGGCCATACATCACTACTCATAATTCTTGGACATTTGATGGGGATGCAGGATGGCGTCGTCAAGGAACTGCTTATACTTTCGGCACAGGAGTAGACTGGGGACAAGCTTTAGAATGTTTTAGCTATGGATATGATGTTGGATTTGATATTAATGGTTCTGATAATGTAGTTCTTCTAAATTGTGGGGCGGATGGATTTAAGAATAATAATACATATTCTACGGGATATTACGCAAGAGGTACGACTAAAAATCTAAACCTTATTGGATGTAAATCTGCAGCTAAGAATACCAGTGTGTTGATTGATTTATCCGGAGGTGGTAATTCTCAATGTGTCAAAATTACAGGAGGTAATCTGTGGGCTTGTTCTACAAGCACCGGAGTACACGTTTACGTTAAGAACGGTAATGCCATTATTACTGGTGGTGTAGCCATGTTTGATGGGGCCACCGGGGTTAAGACAGACTCTACCGCCAAATCTGTTAATGTAACCAATTGCATTTTCCAAGAAATTGTCACCCCTTATTCTTTTGTAAATCAGGATAATGTAGTGGTGGATGGTAACTTATTCAATGTTGCTACCGATACAAGTATTGGTAGACGATATGTGGTGGATAATCAGCCTGCTAGTAGATTTGAAGTCGTATATACTGGAACGAGCGCAGGTTATCAACTAGCCACAAGAAAGGCACGAGGCACTGCCGCTGCCCCTACTATTGCTCTGGCTAATGATGTGTCTTATACCTCTACACATCAAGCTTGGGATGGAACTGGGTGGCAAGCGATGACCCAGTGGCGTACCCAGACTCAAGGAACACCTGCTTCTGGATTTATGCCTGGAATGTTTCTTTTTAGCACAAGTCAAGGGGCGGGATTGGTAGATAGAATTGCTCTACATAATACCGGATATCTCTACCCACTAACAGATAACGCTTATCAGTTTGGCTCTTCTTCCAATCGTTGGTCCGCGATTTGGGCAGCCAATGGAACCATTCAAACTTCGGATGCGCGTACAAAAGATAATATTAAAGATTCTGAATTAGGTCTTAATTTTATCGAATCTTTAAGACCTGTCTCTTACACTTGGAAAGTTGGAGGAAAAGAGGTAATACGGCAAGTCTATCGTAATTCAGAAGGAGAAGAGTGTAAAGCGGAAGATGAGGGCGCTGTTGCTTCGGAAATTATTACAAAAGAAATAGCAGGGGAACGAACACATTGGGGATTAATTGCCCAAGAAGTAAAAGAAGCTTCTGATGCTGCCGGGGTAGATTTTGGGGGGTGGGTGTTATCTGATAAAGATAATGAGGACAGTCAACAAGCTCTTCGTTATGATCAATTCATTTCTCCATTAATCAAAGCAGTTCAAGAGCTTAGTGCTAAAGTGAAAGAGTTGGAATCTAAATTAGATTAACTAAGGATTTAAATGACTAAATTAGTTTTAGACAATGTGGCAGGAGGATTTAATCTAAATAAGATTAATACCAATTTCCAAAAGATTGAAGATGAATTACAGAACAAGGTTCTCTACCGGGATAATCCGGTAGGAGAGCCTAACGGTATGATTACAAATCTGGACATGAATGGTAAACGTGTCCTTAATTTACCAGCCCCCATTTCTCCTAACGAGCCGGCTCGATTAAGTGATTTAACAGATGCCATTCTTCCAGATTTAGCTGTAGGAGATGGCTCCTCTCTTGTTGGATTTACACAAGCGGAATCTGGAGCTATTCTTTCAGATGTTCAGACAGAACTTCGTAGGGAATATTACACTTCTCAATTCAATTCTGTAGCTAATGCCGTAACAGCAGCAACTGGTAAACGATTGGTTGTGGTTCCAGGACAAACAATTACGTTAAATGTTCCTTCTCAATTTTCCACAATTCAATCAGCATTCTCCGCAATTCAGAATTGGATTATCCACGGAACTGTAATTATTCAGGTTGCTGATGGAACATACAATCTTTCCAGCGGAATTAATTTAAATCATTTATACGGGGATAAAATTCAACTGCTAGGGAATACGACAACACCAGACAACTGTATTCTCCGTGGCCCGAATCCCCCAACCTTTGATGCAATCACTTGTACAAATGGTAATCGATTCGGACTGTTGAATGGGTTCATGGTTGATCTGTCTGTTAAAGCTACATTAGTAAATAATTACACTGCCGTATTAGCTAATAATGGAGCAACAATCATCTGTGGTACTAAGATGAAAACGAATAACTGGTATTACGGCATTGCTGCTCGTAATGGTTCTTTCATCCTAGCCGATTCTGCTGTTGTAAACAATGCTGGTGATGTAGGTATTTGGTCTTTCGTAGGCTCTTCTGTACAAGCTCGTAATGCTGTTTCTAATAATGCTTCTGACGTAGCCAATGGATTTGGATTTGGATTCCAAGCAGAATATGGATCGTCTATGGATTGCTCTGGTTCTTCTGCTTCTGGATGTAATATTGCTGGTATTGCTGCCTTATCTGGAGGAACAGTTAGGGCTCTCTCCTGTGTTTCTAGTTCTAATGTTGGAAGTGGATTCTTATCGAGAGACGGTGGTACAATTGAAAACCACAGTGCTGTAGCGAATAATAATACACGTTATGGTGAGGAAAGAATTGCTGATGGAATGATTAGAGGCAGTGGAGTTACTCTTACAGGAAATACTCTTGCTGCTTCTAATGGATATGCCTATTTGGATAATAGTGGTTCTTTAGGAGCTAGGTTAGCAGGTAATGGTGATTTACGCTTAGACGTAAACAATGCCAATCAAATCTATTTCAACACCTCTGGTGGCCCACAAACTCAGATTGGACATACCGCAGGTTCTGTAAACTACCCACTCCTTACAGGGTCTTCTACCACAAATGTTTCTTATTCTGCTTCTGGTACAGGAACAGATGTTGATGTTTCTTTCAAAGGAAAAGGAAATGGATTTGTTTTCTTAGGAAATAATCGACAGAACTACGTACGTGTAAATGCACAGAATTCTGGAACTGCCCCTCAATTACGAGCAGAAGGTGTTGATACAGATATTGATCTGTTGATTGGAGGAAAAGGCACTGGACTTGTTCGCTTTGGGACATATACTAGTGGAGGAGATGTTGCAAGTAACGGATATATTACAATCCGAGACGCTGCTGGCAATACAAGAAAACTTATGACAACTGCTTGAGAATTATTAAACGTTAAAAGGAGAAACCTATTCTTTCACAAGATGATGCTAAAAAGAACAAACTAAAGGAGGTGAATTGTATGGGAGCAGCTAATGACGCTGAGAAGAAATTCTGGGAGACATATCAACCTAGTCCTCTAATTCAGAAGATTAGGGTTCAGACGGATATTTCAGGAGCATACACTTGGACGTTTCCAATACAATTCCAATCTGTTCCAGTTATTGAAGTGACGGTGGAGGATTCTGCTGATGCTTCATGGAATCATCGTATTACATCATTGACAAATAGTGCTGTTAGTGTTCAGCTTGGGAAGCAGACAGCCACTTCATTATTGGGGATTAATCTCTTACAGATTACCTCTAACCCCCAAGCCTACATTCACATAGCGGCAATAGCACAATGAGCGCATTTAATGACGTAATGAAAAAATATATGGAGAATGCTAATTCAGATTCTGTTGGATTTGGATTAGAAGCTCCATTATACAGGCGTGTAGCAGCATTGGGGAATATTCCTGTGTCTGCTGCTGGGGTTGATGTTTGGCCGGGGGCAAGTCTATATCCCTTTAAAACTACAGCTACAACAATGGAAGTGTTCTCTGTTAACGCAGCAGATACTAATGGAGGGACAGGGGCTTGGACAATACAAGTTAATGGACTAGATCAGGATTATAACGAGAAATCAGAAGTAATTACATTGAATGGTGCATCAGCAGCAATGAGTGCCACCACATATATTGCCATTAATTCTGCGTTTGTTCTAACTTCTGGTTCTGGATTTACAAATGCTGGAGATATTAATATTAGGGATAGTGGAGGAGGAACTGTTAGGCAGATTATCAAAGCAGGATATGGGAATACTCGTAGCTCTGTATACACCGTACCTGCTGGATATACTCTCTCTGATATTTCTACATTTGGATGTATCAATCGTATTGCTGCTGGAGGACAGATTAACTATGTTACAATGGCTACTGGACAAAGGAGTTCTACAGGAAATGTCCGTCTTCCGTTAGAATTTACATTCTCCTCAGGACAGCCTTATAGGCATGATGCTGTTCCCGGAATTATTACACAAGAGAAACAAAGCTTCTTCTTGAGATGTAATGCTCAATCTGCTGCTGTTGATGTTACAGGGGCTTGGTTGGGAGTGTTGAAAAAGAATAATCCAACATAATGACCAGAACGGTCTAGGAGAGAAAGCCCTTCCCAGAGAAATCTAGGAGGGGCTTTTTTTTGTTTAACGAATAGGACAAGCACCAGAAGCACATTCATCCTCAATAGGAGCATCAATGTCATTAGCTTCTTCCAATTCGATTGGTTGAAGATTTGCTACATAAGAGTCATATACTTCTTTAGTAACTACTTCTTGAGGTAGATAGAGATAGCCTAAGTCCTTAGCAGTTTTGGTAGGGTCGGTACGGAATAGGAAGGATACACCTACGTATACATCCCAATTGTCATACAGCCAATCTACAATAGCTGGCACTTCATCTACAGAATAACTAATTGTAGCAGAGACATTCTGTTGACACCAATTAGTCATCAACATCTTATAACGTTCTAATTGACTAACAGCAGATTCCAGATTTACTTCCATACCGTTCCACTTATCAAATGGAACATCCTCCCATTTAACAGGGAATGTAATTAGAACAGCTTCTGGATCAGATGGGTTTTCAACCACCTTGTAGCCCGCTTGACGGCAGAGGGGAACGAGAGGATCGTACTTCCCAAAGTTGACGTTGTTGAAGATGTAGCGTCCCAGAGGTTTATGTACTCCCTCTGTAGTGTCCATAACCTTACTGAGGGTTCCAGAGGGTTTAATTGTGGTGACATTCTTGGGACGCGGAAGTCCAAGCTCATCAGCCATTCCATAAGCTCCTGAAACTGCTGTTCGTTGAAGATCGGAATAATCGTATGGTGATAAATCTGGACGCCGGACAATACCAGTAAGCCCCACTCCACACAAACGTAGGAATTCGTTGTTGAGGTGCCAGGCTTCTTGGAGAACTCCGTCACGGAGATTGACACAAGTTTGCCGGTAGTTTGCTCTAGCAGCCAATTCAACTGCTCTTCGCAATCCTGCACTATCCCCTTTGAATTTTGCAACATCTACCTCCGTTAGGTTACAGAACGATTTATTACCGAGTAGGATTTCTGCACAGGGATTAACACCTTTAAACCATGGCGCTCTCTTACTCGCCGCCTCACCGTTGATAAATCCGGGTTCACTACCTCCGGAAGCCACCATAAGCTCGAAGATACTGGAAAGAGCTTCTCGTGTTGGCTTTTGTTTAAAAAGAAGAGAGTTGTTGCTCTGGGAACGTTGTACATTATTCTCCCACCATTTATCCTTTGCTACGGCAAATTCTTCCCATTCTGCTTCACCATACTCGAATAGAGCAATTTCAGCAGAGCGACGGGAGCTAAGAATAGTGCCAAGCCAATTAACAATATCGAGAATATCAATCCTTGTAAGCAGGCTACCGGAACGCTTATTAAGAATGCTAACAATGGCACTGTATGCCTTAGCAATTGATTCATCTCCGCTAGAAATCCATCCATAGCCTTTTAGCCTTTCTCCTGCTGGTCTAATCTGGGAGAAATCGAGAATAAGTTTATTGGCGGGAAACTTATGAGAGGCCAGCTTACCGATGGATTTTGCCCATGCTTCTGCTGAATCTCCAACTCGAATTGTCCATGTTTTTGTTGCTTCATCAAAAACTTCTGTGTTATGTTGTTCTCCACCCTTTTCCTTTCGTGTAGAACGAATAATCTCTACTTCTTTAATTGGTTTTTGGAAACCGGTAAGCTGTCCAATAACGGGTCTAAATCCCACCCCGCATCCTTGCATGAGCAGCCAGAGGACATCCACAACGTCATAAACTGTTTCCACATTTGTGAACGAGCAGTTAAATTGACTTGCTTCTCGACGTTTAGCAACATCTGTTCCGCCAAGCCAAAGAGTTCTTCCTGACATGAGCACTTTCCGCTCAAGCATAAGTTGTCGAAGCTCATACAATTCCTTATCAATCTCTCCTGCAAATACAGGAGCTTTAGCAGCCCGTTCCCACAACCATTTCTGATGACCAATTACACGATCAACAGTTTGATCAAATGTTTCAAATTTCTTTCCGTCTTCATCTAATGGACGATTATAGGTGCGACGGGTAATTAGTTTACTACGCAGAGATTGTTCTTTATTCATTTATTCCTTTGGTGTATTCTTATCTTCAGACATGTCTTCCAGATTCTTCAAGAATTGCTGGAACTTAATAGTATCTTCTTCTGTCCATTTTCGTGACGCAGGAGAGAAATATTCCCGATATTTGGGATTCTTTACAACTTGTTTATAATGGTAACTCCCAACCAAGTCGTAGATATCAAACTTCTTCATCGCAAATCCCCATCCCCATCAATCACTTTACGCTCCTTTCGAGAACGTAGTTTGTCAATATTAGTGTAAGCTACATCACCAAGAGTAAATCCAAAATCACTAGATACTGCTGCTACTTGCCAGAGAATATCCCCCAGCTCTTTCTTCACCAGTTCTTTATCAGCCTCCACTCCCTTACGTCTAGCTTTAGCAAGGAGGGAGAAAAGCTCTCCCACCTCACCTGCCAGATTCTCAAGAGCATAGCGTTCATCTGCTGTAGCCATTCGTGTGGACATAGCCCGTTCTTGATAACTATTCAAATCCATTATGCACCTGCTAGAATTGGTTTAACAGCTACAGTTTTCTTTGCTCTGCTCCAAGAGAAGCAGTCTTTACATTGGTAGCGTTGATATTTACCAGCTGCTGTGTAAGCAAAGCCACGTCGTTCAAGATGATGTCCACCACAATTAGGACAGACATCTGCCACATCGTTATAAAGGCCATGATTGGGATGATTGTTAATCCAAGGAAGGAGAACATAATACAGACGCTCTTCTAGGAGCACATCTTCCATATTATATTCCTGCATTTTAGCCCAAGCGTTTTGGTCTCCTTTCATACAGCCTTCCCACATTTCAAAGCCAGCATGTTTAACTTTACCACCAATGCCTAGAGCTTGAGCTACATAATCCAGCTTATTATGAGGGAATTTGAAATTCTTACGCACCACTTGGAGCAAGTCAATTTGTTTATAAGAAGAAGGTGGTTTCAAACCTACCAACAGGAATTCACGATTGGCAGTAGGAATGTCAAACTTCTTACCATTATAATGAATTACAACATCTGCTTCACTTAGCAAGTCATGAAGACTTTGAAGGAAAGTTTTCTTATCTGTACGATTGATGCTGTTGAAGATAATTTCATCCTTTCCAATCCATTTAGCTGCATAGGAAAGGATGTAACCAGGTTTAATAATTTGATTCATAGCAACGTCTTGTTGCCACATTCCCCAAACATAAGCTGCTGTTGGAGCGGTTTCAATATCGAGAGTTAGAATTTTCAAGAGATACGAGCCTTATAAGAGACAGGGAACAATCCCTGTACATGTTTAGCAATTAGCTTAGCCACTTCCTGTGTTTCCTTCTGAGTGTGTGGGTCTAGACGGAGAACAAGCATATCTAGGAATGCGCCCAAGCTACCGGACCACATCCATTGAGTTATCATATTCTGAGGCAACACCATGCGGGCTTGTTCAGGGCAAATACCCTCCTCCAACATTACTTTATAAACCCCCAGAGCCTTCTCGTTAGCTTGTGCCAGAGAGTCTTGATAATCCTGTTGAACGTATGGGTTTTCGATAACACCACCACTTCCCTGTTTTACATTCTCAGCCTTATCTCTAAATTCAGGAATATAAAACTCAGGCTCATCATCTACATACCGCCTAGACACTTCATTCCACGGAAGAAATTTGTGTTTAACCAGTTGCCTTGCTACGAAGATTGGAGCCTTAACACGGAAGCTAAGGAATGCATGATTGAACGGGGAGAAGTGTTTATGCTTGGCGAGATAGTTGATCAGTTTCATATCCTTATCTGCCAGAATATTTCCGGTTGTATGATCCCCAACCCAATCACTCTCCTTATCAAAGCTCACCCTCGCAGCATTCACTACCGACAGATCAGAGCCCATATGATCAATCAGGCTCACTTGAATATTAGCTAGCTTCAAGATGAATGGCTCCCACATTTACAGTAGATATATTGTTCACCACAAGTTTGACATTGGCTATATGGTTTATAACTCACTCAATCACCCTCCAATCCGTCTTCTTGACGATAATAGGTTCTACTTTTTCAATAATTAGGTTTTGTTGATCATAACTACCATGCCACATGGATCGAATAACTTTGAAATAACCTTCTTGATCTTTAACAGAATAAACTGCAACATCTGTTTCAATATGATCATCAATTGTGGTTGGGAAACTTTCAATCAAATTTAGAGCTTCATCATAATCTCGAAAATCTCCGTAAAGACCATCAACAAATCTGTCTTTAAACTCCGTTACGTTCATAAATAGCCTGTCTCAAATATACACACAAATCAAGAGCTTCTTCATAAGCATCTTGAAGAGCATCCCGTCCATTATGAGGCTGCAATCCAACCCCATATTTCTCTTTACCAAATTGATTTCTAGCGTCCATATCCTTCTGAACAAGAGCCCAAACTTCGGGCTCTGTATTCTTGATTGGGGCTACTTGTTTATTAAATTGCATAAGTCGTCTCATTAGAGAATAGAAAATCCATTCAGGACAATTGGAAGCCATTTTCAATCATACGTTGTTTAAAGCGTTCTTGCACATCAGCCCTGTCTTCTTCTGGAATATTAGAGAAATATCCTAGAACCAATGAAGCACCTTTAGGACTAATTGCCTTAGTTTTCTTACTCATGTGATCAATAGCCAAATTAGATAGCACAACGGCCCGATTACGGTTGCGAAGGACAACATCACCAATGTCATTGAAAAGGTTAAAGCCTCGATAGTTTTCATTTTGATTTTCGTTCATTCTTTCTTTCTTTAGCAATTGCTTTTTCAGCATCTGATTTTAATTTATGGCAGGGCTTACACAACACTTGGAGATTATGTTTCTCGCAGAACATGTTTTCCACAACTGTATTCCAATCTACAAATCCTACTTCCGGATCAATAATAGGGATTATATGATCCACCTGCACATCCTTACTAGGAAAGGCTCCAAGGCATTTAGCACATTTGTAATGCTTAGCCATTCTCCCTGATTTTAAATTGATCTGAGAGCCTATAAACGCATCTGAGAGGCATTTATACTTAGGAGGCCATCTACGGCTAGCCGCTCTTAGCGCACTCTTAACAAAGCTATTAAATCTAGCTTCTGTCCACTCCCCTCCGTTTCTTGTCACCATCTATCCATCCTGTTTCCCATGATTCGGCTTCGTTGGTTCCATGGTAATAGGGATGATCGTTCCAGCACCCAATACCACATCTTCCATAGGAATATCCGTGTTCATAATGTGCAATGGAAATTCCCACAATACCGGTTGCCCGTTCGATTGAAGCTCTCTTGTCATCCACAGCAATCTCCCTTGCTCAAGAAGTTCTTCACCTGCTCTTTCCCCGAATACCATCTGATAAGCCGCATATACTCTTGAGAACGCTTCTTCTTCTGTCTCCGCACCTTCAATAGTTTCATATGCTGTAACTGCTCCACAGTTGGGCAAGCCTGGGATTGAGTCCACTTTGTCTCCAGTGAGGCATTGGGAGTAGAAAAATAGAAGGCCGGTGCCACTGAGCTTCTTTCGATCTTTCGATAATGAGATTTTACCCAATCTGGTGACATATTCCGGACCGAATTCAGGTTGGTTGCCAAGCTCCCATCCATAATGCCAGCCTTCCACCTGTCGTAAGTCTTTGTCTCTTGTGCAGGTAATGGTTTCTTCCCGTCTGGATGTTTGTTCAATTGAAATGAGGTCGTCCGCCTCCAGCCCTTCGATGCGCCTACAATCATATTTTCCCTCCATGTAAGCTATAATATTCTTGAAATGCCATGGCTTGTTACTAGCCCTGTCTTTATATTTCTGACGTTTAGCTATGTCATTACGAAAATTCTTTTTACCAGTTAAGAACAGAATTGGAGATTGTGTAGCATTTACACGTAGACATATGGTTTCTATACGCTTGTCTAATAGCTCTGCCACTTTGTCGAAGGGAGGAATTCCTTCCTGCCCTTCATATTTCCAAGCTGCTTCTGCTGCAAATGAACATTCATAAGCTAGAACATCTGCATCAATTAGAGGAGTCAATCCTTGCTAAAGCTAAATGCAGACAACAGAATAAACACAATACTCGCAAATACATTAAAACCATCAGGATGTACAGGAGCAATCCAAACAGCACTCATCATTACACCAAATTGCCAATTCTTCATATTATTCCTTAGTATGGATTGTCATCATCGTCATTATCTACAGCCTTAGGAGCTTCTTTAGCCTTCTTAATCTCCTTAGGTTTATCGGCTTCTTTCTGCCCTACTGGAGAGCCAGTTAGAGCTTTCTCCAGCTTACTGCCTGCATAATTCAGATTGTTCTTAATCTTAGTCTGAATCCATTCAGGGAAACCATTAAACACAGCTACATCTGGATTGTCCAAATCGAATACACGGATAGGGTTTTTCAATTCAGGACATTGTTGTGCATCTCGTGGACGCATAGGGGAAATGCCTGCTACATTGTCATACACCTTACCATTAGCTGCTGGATTGTTTACCACCGTTACATTAATAGGCAAACCTACAGCTTGTGCAAAATCACCACCCCAATCTTCATTAGGATCAAAAGCATGATAGCGCTGTGTGCTCTTAGCCTTGTCAGCATGCAAGCCAAAGAATGGCAGGGTTTCACTAATCCATCGAGGCTTATCCTCAATATCATTACCTGCATCATCCTTCATATATTCATCTACCAGTTCGTAGGTGAGCATAATCTCTTGAGCAGGTGGCTTATCCTTGCCTTGGAATGCACGTTGAGCTTGCAAGCCCAAGTCAATCAGTTGTACCAATCGAGCAGGATAGTTGCCTGGAGTGATGTTTGCTTGTTCTACGAATTGTTTATTACCTTGTTTTTTATTAGCTACCAAGCCCATAAATTATTCCTTAATCAGAGATTCAATTTTATTACGTACAGACAGAGCCCGTTTCACTTCAGATTCACGAGCTTTATTATCTTCATTTAGTTTATCAATTTGGTAGATGTTAGCTTCAATCTTTTCCTTATGATAATTACTGACTTCATCCAGTTGAGATACAATATCTGTGAATTGCTTTACAATACCATCTACGGTAGTGAGGTTTTTAAAATTAATTTTGATCATATTTCTCTTTCATTAGTCTTAGTTTCAAATATTCTTCAGACCAACGCTTATAAGCTCGGTCATAATTATTACTTGCGGCATTGAATTCGGTTTCTCTTTCATTCCGCAAATATTGTAATGTGGCTACATATTCCTTCTGTTGTTCGATATCCTCAATGGATGGAATACCAGTTGTCACCAATAGCTCCTTGTCCAACATGTGGACATTTAATATTAAAGAATTTACCTGCCCAAGCAATTGCAGCTTCTGTAATTTCCTTTACCCGTTCTGCAATTTCTTTCCTACATTCCACAGAAACTTCATCGTGATAAAAGCATACGATTCCGTAATCTACTCCCCATACAAATTCCTTGCGTAAATCTTTAGCAATTTTATTGTACGCAGCACTCATCATAATCGCCTCATCACTCTGAAGCAAATACACAAGAAGCTGGTGCTCATAAGGAACTTTAATAGGGCGTCCATCTAGGCCAGTAATAAGTCCATCATAATATTCCATACGATTGAACTTAGCGTTAAACCTACGCTTAGCTGTTTGTTTCCATTCAGACGTAAGCTTCTCCATCAAATCCCCAAGACCATCAAATCCTTTATAGAGTCTAGCTCGTAGCTCTGCTCCATTACCGGGTTGTTTGGCTGTCTTGCCAAGCTTAACATCACCTCCTCCAAATAAGAGGCAATACATTACGTTCTTAGCAATATCTCTGGATTCAATCTCTCCAATCTTCTTTGTGAGGGAGTGAAGATCAGTTCCCTTAGCCTTGTCTCCATTACACAATGCATCAATATAGGCTTGAGAGCCCATGCGACCACCTAGCATTCGTAGCTGACAAGAATCGGAATCGGTTCCTACGAGGACATAGCCCTCACGGCTAGTGAAGATTTTCCTCATCTGTTTCCCGTAGAAACTTCCTGCTTTAGGGATGTTTACAATGTTTCTGTGCGTTGCCCGGCCAGTGTCTGCAAGGCTGTTAACAACTGACGCGATTCTTCCATCTTCTCGGATAAGACCAATAAGACCTTCAATGATGCTTCTACGTTGACGACATTGAACTCGTTTGGCAACAAGCTTACCAATCTTACCATTAATTCCCTCGAAAGGATCGTCCTTAGACATCTTAGGGGAGGTGCGTTCTCCTTCATCATTCGTATTCCATTCTAATGGTTCCCATCCTTGTTCAAGAAGATAGTTCTTAGTTTCCTCATTACTATTTAAATCTACCGGGCGGAAAAATACACGGCTAAAAGGGCCGCAAACGGGAGAATTGTTAGGCTCAATACCAGAATGAATAAGCCAGTTACTATGGCTTTCGGATGCTTTACCTGATTTGAGGAATGGTTTTTTAACATATAGATATTGTCCATCTTTCTTAAGTTCTTGTACCTCCAGAATTAATGGAAGATTTGGGGTTAGTACGGCGTCAATTCGTCTAATCCAGTTTGTCAATTGGCTAATACAGAATTCCATATGTGCTCTGTCTACAAGCCATCCATATTCTTCTTGCTCAGCTAGATTTTCAAATAAACGCATTGTAAGCATAGTGGCTGGTTTCCAATTACCACTACGCATTTCTTTTAGAAGCTCATTATAAACAAGCTCTAGAATCTCTACGTCCTCAGTACAACGGTGTAGCATATCCTCAGAGAAATTCTCCCAATCATTATGCTCAGGCTTTCCTCGCCCTACACGATAACCCCAAGCCTCAATACTGTGAGGGGCTTTCTTATTAGGGCAATTGAAAGGGGATTGTCTCTTAGGATTATAAAGCCTCGACATTACAAGTGTATCAACTTTCTTTCCCTTATACTCCCAATTATATAGGCGTTTAAGAAGAGGAAAGTCATAACCTAGGCAGTTGTGTGCAATGAGAACATCAAACGATTCTAGATAGGTTAGAAGCTCTTCAACCTGATGTGGACGGAACTTCTTAATTTCACCTGTCTTCTGTTCTTTTACAACACCACAATGAACATGAGTAGCTTGTCTTAGGAATCCATTTGCTTCAAGATCGAAGAATCCTATTTTCAGCTGTATTTCTCCTTCAATTCTTCCATAAATCTACTAATAATCTGTCTACAATTTGGATAAGAATGCTCTGTGATTTGACTAATATCAATGGCTCTATAACCATGTTTCAAGTGGAGCATCAACACTTCCTGTTGAACTGAGTTTTTAGTTTTAATGAATTGGTAAATCTCCTTCAACATTTCAGAGGAGAATTGAGAACAAGGGATGCTCTCCTCCTCAACCTCATCTAAGCTTACGAAATGGCCCTTAGAGGCATTTAAATGGGCTCGTAGGGCATTATTAAGAATTGTACGAAACCAAGCTCCAAACTCCTGTATGCCATCGTATGAGCCATAGTATTTAATGGCTCGTTCATAAGCGTCATGGAGAACATCTTCAGCATCCCATTCTGTACCAGCACGGAATGTTAAAGATTTCATATATTGGAGCTTGTTTTTTTGGTAGTGTTCTTCAATCAAATCAATTTCACCCACATCTCATATTCCTCAGGATTCAGAATAAGTTTTTCTCTACCACCCCGCCCACTGTAAACCTTCCCAGCTTTAACTGGCTCGTACTCAAAAGCCCAAACTTCACCAGTCTTTTCTTGAGCAATATATTTAGCCCAACCCGGAATCACTACTTGTACTCCATCAATTTCATGGATAAAATCTGGTTGGGGAATAGGCTCTGGAATATGAGGCTGTCCCATATCAACAGGAATCCGTCTTAGATTACCATTACCATCTCGAATTCCTAGAAACTGTTCAGCATTTCTAGCTAGAGCTGCCTGTCCTTGTACTACATAATTAAAAACTTCTGGCATATTATTCTCTTAATTAACTTGATTAAACAATCCGGTAGCTCTATCCCAATAAAGAGGAATTCTACCTACCTCACCAAATTCCCTATCTTCTAGGAGAACTAGTGTACGCATATTACGTTGATCGGGGTCTAGATTCGGATCACGATTACCTTCCAAACCAAACATATAATTGCAGCTACGGGCCATAGCACGAGAGCCAGCAAATTGACTGCTAAGAACTTCTCCACCTCTTTCATGGGGAGGGCCAGCATCAGGATTTCTAAGGTGGCAGAAAATAAATATAACGACATCCAAATCAAGAGCCATTGCGGACAACTCCTGTGCAATTTCCTGTAATTTGACATTAGCTGCTCCAGATTCCATACCGTTAGTTAGGTTGGTGATTGGGTCAATCATAATAGCTTTACATCCATCTGCCGCTGCTTCACGGATATCTGCTTTTAAGCTTTCCCATCCTACGTGTTGATAGAGATTCAGAAGATAGAGCTTATCCTTCATAATCTCACCAGCTCGTTCATAAGCTTCTTCATCAAACTCTTTAGTAGGATCGTGGAAGAATTTACCCTCCAGTTTACCAGCTACAAGCTTGTATGATTTTTTATTAGCTTCTTCTGGCTTACACAGAAACACTTTCCACCCGTATTCCTTCATGAGCCAAGCTGCTAGAGTATTTACAATTTCACTCTTGCCTTGTTTCTGACCAGCACCAATATAAATTGTTTCACCAGTACGGATTCCTCGTGTCTTCTCAGTTACCCAAGGCCATGGCCAATTATAGCCATATTTGGCAATTTCCTTTGCTGCTTCATGTAGGTCGAATGCTGAGACAATACGAGAATTCTTAGGACGTTTAGCATTAAATTGAACAGCGTTATAGCAGGCTTTTGACCTACCTTCCACTAGACAATCATTAACATCCTTAGAGGGGAGAGCAGCTACTATACATTCAGGGATTAGTCTTACAACATCCTCTGCTGCTTTCTTACCCGGATCATCCATATCAAATACTAGGACAATCTCTTTGAAATGTTCCTTAATCTCTTTCAGCTTCTTGGTAAGAACACCAACAGCACTAGAGCAACCATTAGGAAGCGAAACAATAGCTGGATTGTAATCAGCATACGGAGTGTTTTTATTCTGATCCTTGAATATTTGATAGAGCGAAATCGCATCAATTTCACCTTCTGTAACGTATAAACGTTTACCCCCTGTGGCTTTGGCTTGTTCCCAGCCAAACAAATCTACATCTTTGAAACTCCCCAAAACCCACATCCGTTTACCTTCAATAATTCTAACCTTATATGAGACCAGCTCTCCCTCACGGAAATAGGGATAGTAATGAACTTTTGGGGTTTTACCATCTTCTTCGGAGACACCAATTTTAACATTGAAATAGTCTAACGATTCTTTTCGCAGTTTTCTTTCTGGCAAATCAAATACTGAATATGTTTGAATTTCTTTCAGCTCTGCTTCAATCTGCTCATGTGTCTTCTTAATAACAACTGGTTTATAGCCTGGAGGTTTGTCCTTATATGGGTCGGGAATGTATTTACCAGTAGCAAAGTCAAAAGCATCATAAGAGCCATCTTCTTGCTGAAAGATTTGTACACTCCCGATTTTCTCAATACATTTAGACTTACTCATTTACCTCCCAGCAAATAAGCCATCTGTGTTTGAGAGAGTTCATAGGAGATTGTTTTAGTTTGTTCTAGAACACGTTCTGCTTCCATGATAGCGGCAGCTGAAACAACCCCCTTCTCCATATCTTCTTTCATGTGTTCAAGAGCTTCACGTAGGAGGTGAATAGCATTGCGAGCTTTAATCGCCATAGATTTCTCCCACACGGAATTGAACTCCTTGGAACAATGCTTGCCAATCAATCAGGGCATTAACAGCATATTCATGCTTGGGATAGGATTTACCAAACCGAGTCCATTCACCGTCCTTAAGACGTTCTACAATAAATCCAGAAGGTTTTTCACACACCTCACAATCTTCTTCACACTTCATACTGCGAATCCACTCGGAGGATTTTTTCATAAATTGCTGCATAAATGTCATCTTTGTTCTCCAATTGTTTAAACAATTCTAAGGCAAAGAAAAGCCCTTCTGCATAAGCTTCTCTTTGATGATTACGGCTAGACTTCCATAGACTTTTAGGCTGCCAGATTGGCAAACTGTTCAGCGTATTTCTCCAAGGTTGTTCCTTCGAGACCACAGGCTGTGTTAACTTCGAGAACATATGCTTCTCCTCGTTTAGTTGTGAGAATGTCAACAGCTCCGAAGTCTAGACCAAGAGCTTCTACAGCTTTGATTGCTTCCTCTTTAACGTTCTTAGGAGCATCTACGTTGACATGAGAATAAATAAATCCACCATTCAAATTACGTACTTGCCAATTCACCTTGTCATCAGGAACGTCCTTCTTACGTGCTTTACGCTGTTCAAAGAACACCTTGCCTTGGAAGACGTGAATACGCCACTCTTGGTCTTTCTTAATATATTTAGTGTAAAGGGGAGCTTCTGGTAAATCATCATGTTCACCTGCCTCATTTGGATTTACAATCTCCAAACCTTCTGCACTATGTCCATTAAGCTTGTGACGAACAATAATTGTAGAACCTTCATTAAGCCACTTTACAGCCTCTTGGTGCTCATCAGTAAAGGAGGGGATACTCACCCCTGCCTCCATCAATTTAAACGCCTGTAGCTTGTTTACAGCGTTCCTAACGGCATTGGGTGGGTTGAGACAACCCCCACATTCAATATGACGCTTAATGTCACCACTATTACCCCAATTAATAAGAGGGCCTTTAAAACGGATTGGCTTTCCTTCATGTTTCAGAATTTTGATGTTAAGCTTTTCAGCCAGAGCTTTAGCAGATTTACTGCCATTGTTGTATGCATAAATTTTCATATATTCTCCATTAGGCAGGACGACGAGGAGCACGAGGACGTGCAATAGGAACACGACCATCACCGGCTTCACGAGCCAATCGACGAGCATCCCATTGATTTACAAAGTCATAATATGGAGAGTCATCCATAACCCATCCAGCATCTGCCCAATCATCACCTCGTCCTTCTGGCCAACGCATTTGGATATACACACCATCTACCTTCCGTTCTTTAATACGCATGTCACGGAATTTATGAGCAGTCCACATCTTCCAACGATTAAACTCTTTAAATGTAGCATCAAGAGCATCTTCCTCCAATGGAGCAGCCTTCTCAGGTTCTTTATATTCCTTATAACAGAATGGCAAATCGAGAGACAAAGAGAAGCTACGCTGAATCTCTTTCACCATACGTGGATAGGTTAGGAGATTGTACGTATGGCCTACGGCTTCTTGCATGAATTCCTTAGCTTCTTTCTTCTGGTAGTGCTGAGCAATTTCCTTAGGGGATTTAAACTTCTTAGAAAATTCCCGCAGATTCACCAGTGTTTGTGCCCAAGATTCAATCAAATCCGAATCCATATTACCACGCATAGCACGGAATTCAATAGAGCCATATTTACGCAAAGACGCAATATTCATAGAGGAATAACGAATATCGTTCTCATTAAAGCCATTCAGAGCTACAGGAATACCCCCCTCAAATACCCGAGCTAAGGTGAATACAAAACCTTCAGCATCTTGAATACGCATACAGAAGCGATTGCCCTTACGATCACGGCCACAGAAATTAACCAGCGGTTCTTCCAGAAGCAGATAGATGTACATGAAATTCAACAATTCTTCATTGGTTAGGTCTTGTACATTTACATGAACGTGTACTGAAGTGCGATAAGAGAAGTTTAGCTTTGCTTCTGGCAAGCCTTCTTTCAAACTCTCTACAGCTTCTTTAACCTTCTCAATTCCAATTGGTTTCTTCAAGACGAATTCAGCCCGTTCATTAGGGTAATGACCCCTCAGAGAGCCATCATCTTCAGTTTTCCAATATTTATCATTAACAATTCCGAGATTCTTACCCTCACATTCAATCTCAATACCTACGTCACCTTCCAGAGGTTTGGCTTTATTTAAAAATTGGAATACTTTTTTCATGATTGTTGTCCAGCAAAACGGTTAGATGTTCCCAGCCCTTGTCAAATTGAATGTCATTAATAGACTCAAAACCTTTGAGCTTACCCACTCTATTCATTTTGTAATAAACATTATTAAATTGATCAACAGCAAACTGACGATCAAATGCCACAATCTTAGCGCCATTCTTAATCTGCTTATGCATTTCTGGAATGGAAGGGTAACGATTGTAAATTGTGTCTACAATTTCAGGGCAAGTAAAATCATATACACGTTTGGCATCAGGAGAATGCAGGATATCAATATACTTCTGGGGAGCTTGGAAGTTAGCACTCTCTTGACAAATACCAACTTTATAACGACGTACTGGATTACGAGAAACATAAATAACATAATCCATGAAATTTACAAAGCCAAAGCAACGACCTGGAGCTTTCAAATCAAGAGTGTCTACATCAATGTCAATATTACGTTGAGACACCAAATCAAACACTTTCACATTAGTTTTGCTATTAAAACGATTAATTTTAATAGGCTTATTCTTATGGATAACAAGGCTATTGTTAAACATTTGAGCCAAATCATCCAAAGAAGCATTAGCAATAGGCATGTGGAATCTCCAGTTTCTCTGCTTTAATAATCTTCATTGCAGCATCTTTATTGCTGGTATTGATGATAGCTTGAATATCGCCATACTTCTGGCACAGTTCCTTACCTTCCAGCAAGTCTTTCATGCCGCGTTGTACATTACGGAACACCCAAGCCATCAGTTTTTCACTGTTCAGCCAAACATTAGACAGCGTACGATATTCAACGCCATATGGTTTATAGCGAATGGCACCACCCTTGCCATACATTTCACGACGGCGTACATCTGTGTCGTAGAACAAAGAAGCCAATCCCAAATAGAAGTCCATCTGCTTACCAATCATATTACATTGGTATTGATGATTACCATCAGCCGGATTAACCCCGTTAGTGAAGCCAATATGAACATGACCAGAAGCGGTACGCATAGGACGATTGCCATCGGGACGAGGATTAATATCACCAGTCCATGCATTAAAATCGGGATCGCAACCCAGCTCAAGAGCTTCCTTAGGTTGTCCCTTCAGATATTCAAAAGAGAAATCAGCAACAGGAGTGGCTACAACTTCATAGCCCGGCACCATAGCTTTAAGCTGATTATATACAGATTGAATATTAATGCAGAATTCTTCTTCCGTAGCTGCTGGATCAATGTTAAATTCCAGAGCCATACCGTCCACTTGAACTGCTCCACGAGCAACTTTCTGTGGATTCTTCTTATCACCTTTAATCATACCAAAGGCCGAAACAAATTTACCATTTTGCTTAACAAAGCATTCAGGATCAGCACCAACGAGGATATTCATTTTAAATTCTCCTAAAATTTAACAAAAGATTTTACTTCTGGATGATTACAGCAATCTGGACAGAAACATTCACCACTAGTAGAAGCCTTGTTCTTATCCCCAAAGATAAGAGGGCTAGAACAATAGCCACAAGCTTTCCACTTCTTATCAAATTCAGATTTGGTGTATGTTACACCGTGATTGTCTGTCCAAGCTTCTTCTTCTTTAGCTGCTCCGCTATGCTCTGGCATTACAAGACAACGGACAGAAGAAGGCCTAACGGTATAATGCCCCTTACCAACTTCTTTGTGAGGACTCCACAGCTCAATGTCTCCTTGCACCTCACCACCAATAAAGCCCCACAGAGGAGAAGCATCGTAGGTTGGATAGAGACGGATTTCTTTGAATGGCTCTTTACCGTCAAAGCATGGAATGAATTTCTTCCCATATTCATCGGTTTTCTCATCAAGCAATTCAAAGAGAATATTGCAACGCTTCAAATAAAAACGATCAAAGCCAGAAGACTGAGAATCAGACTTAATCACCGTGACATTAGATGCTGTAGACGTCGTAGTGCTTTGGCTTCCCTGCGTTCCTGTTTGCTGAGACCTTTGGTGGTATGCATTTGCCCAGTGGCCTTCATAGGGGTCACGAAAGGTGGGGACAGCTTTCTTGGCAACAACCTTGCCCAGCTTACCTCCATTCTCTACAGGTACAGAAAAATGAACATTCACTTCCAGTTCTTCTGGTTTGGAATGGGCAATATTAGCTCGTGATAGCGCAACAGTTAGCATCCAAGCTTCAGAAGCCCAGAAGATTGTCTTACCATCGGCTTCACCCTTAGCATCGGTGGAGGAGCTAAAGAACAAAGGACGTTCCTTATTACGTAGGAAGTTAACAGTTTTATCTTCTTTGTTCCACCACACTAAAGCCCAAGCACCATCTGCCTTGTCGAGCATATCAGTGAGGCCCTTCTCTTGGATGTGGTGATACAAATTTTCACTGTCCACTTTAAAATCCATATGATTGTGGAGATTCCATTTGTTCTTGATGGTGCCGTTATGTACACCAACAATCTTACCTACATCAAAAGGATGTGCATTGGAGCGGCTAATAGCCCCGCTAGTGGCATAACGATTGTGACCAATCATCACCTTCTGCAAGCCATTAGAAGCCTTGTCAAAACTCTTTTGATCAAACAGTTCAAAAGGATTGCCAATCTGTTTAGCAATCTTCACTTCATCATTATGCTTGCTTACATAACATACACCAGTAGAATCAACACCGCGCACAGTGTCAAATACCAGCAAGTCTTTCATAATTTTTTCATGTGACGCATTCAAGTCACCAGCCATGCCCACTAGTCCACACATCCTTACTTCTCCTTTTTCAATTGTTTAAAATAATTCTTGATGTATTCAAGAACTTCTTCCGTCATAACAGGGCCACTATTAGCCTCTAGAACGACGTATACGCCCTTTTTATTCTCAAGCACATCAAACCCCACAAAATCAATTTGAAGGGCCTGTGAAGCCTTTAGACAAGCAGAATCGATATCCTTGAAGCCTTGCTTGGTGTATAATTGGAAGTGCCATTTATCATTAGCATCTCGCACCTTCAGATAACGAGCTACAACAACTCCTTTGAATACAACAATACGCCATTCATGCTCATGCTCAAAATGCTCAGTGAACAGCTGTCCTTTTGGACTTCCCTTATCACCTTTATACCAGTAAGACAGTCCTTCATTTCCCTTACCATTGACTGTCTCACGACACACTACGGTGTCCCACTTAGCTGCTACATTGGATTTTGTGGAATACTTAGGGATAGAAACTCCTGCCTTCTTTAACAGATCAAAGGTTGTGAGTTTATCAATACAACGATTAACAGCTTGACCGTCATTCACAACAACCTTAGCACACAGAGAAGGATAGCCCCCAACACCATAGTTGAACACTGTTGCTTTCTCATTCAGCAACATGTAATTACCATAACACAATTGTTTCTTAGCCTTCAAAGCACTAGCCAGCATTGCTGCTGATTCAGCACAGGCTTTTGGGTAGACAATATAGAGAGTCATTTCATTCTCCAATTATTAATGGCCTCACCGGCTGGATTCGAACCAGCGACCAATAGCTTAGAAGGCTACTGCTCTATCCACTGAGCTACGGTGAGGGTGTTCTTTAAACGTTCAGGTATTTATTCAGCAGATGTTTGAAATAAACTTTCATCTGCTCATATTCAGCCCCATTAAATTCTGGATGGGGCTGGAAGCACAGACAATTAGTTTCCGGATAATAAACCACTTCAATGTCTTCTTTGGAAATGTCTTTCTTAGCCACATTTCCATCAAACCATTCACGGAAACCACCAAGAGAAGCTGTAGCAATCAATTTGTAATTGCCTACAGGGAGCATCATCTGGTGGTGTGTGCTGGAGACATGAATTACATCACCAGTTTCCAAGTCAGTGATACTATGACCACGTGCTGTAGCATGCTTGTCTACGTGCTGATACATACGACCACCAGACATTACATTCAGGAACTGACCACCTCGGCAGATGCCTACACAAGGAACACCATTCTTCTTCAACAGGTCAAACAGATTCTTTTCCTCACCATCCCGGCGAGGATTGTTGTAGGTGTAGTGGTGGGCTTTATCACCGTAGTAAGCTGGGGTTACATCTTCACCCCCAGTGAATACAGCCAGATCAGCTTGGTTAATATCTTTCGTAATAGCATATCCCAACTCTTGGAACAGCTGAACATAAGCCATACTGCCATTAATGATAAATACTTTTTTCATTTATTTCTCCAGTTTCTTTTGAATAATAGCAGCGAGCTTATTTGCTGCTTCAATGGACACCAGCTCTACACGATTAAAGCCAGCACCTTTAACAGTTTTCTCTACATTATTTGTAATGAAAGTTTTCAGGCTAGATGGATCAGTGGAATCAGCTTGATACATGCTCTTACCATTCCAACTTGCAATGGCCTTGCTAACAAGATAATTACCCTTAATGCCATCTTTAATAGGGGATTCATTCAGAGCTACGTCAAGGAAATATCCTTCACGATAGAACTTGAATATCTCCTCTGCTACAAAACCCCCATCAAAGATTGTATGCCCATTACTCATACCACTAATGGTAAATCCATCACCATTATTGGACGTTAGGCAGAAAGCCAGAAGATGAGCAACATCCTCAGAGAATCCTTCTTCTACGAAATGCTTGAACACAACGAGACGGGATTGATATTCATAACCGTCACGGATGGCAATAGCTGCTCCTACGAGACGGGAGATACCAAATTCAGGATTGAGCTCATAGCCTTCATCCAGCACTTGCTTAATATCTTTCTTGTTAATGAAACAATCTGCCCAAGGGGAACGGTTGTAGATGTAATCCACATATTGCTCAAATGCTTCTTGATTGTTAGAGGACACTTTATAACCGTTACGTGCATTCTTCAAACTAACAACAAGACGCTCAATTGGACCCTTCATGTAATTAAATTGAGCAAAGCAAGGAGCATTGAAATACTTTGTGTATTCTTCCTTATCCTTGTGAAGCACAATCCAATCGTTTAGAGAGTCCCCAGAGGCTTTGTTAAGCTCTTTGTAGATATCGGGTAGTTCTTTCTTCTTTGGAGGCTCTATGGGCTTATTAGGGGCCTTGGTAGCCCCTTTAACAGGAGCACCTCCCTCAATTGGAGAGCCATCAGCAAATACCAAATCACTAATGTCCCAATTAGAATTCCACCAAAGATCATTGGCACCATCAGTTTCCATCTGGACATGTCCAATGGATTTTCTATTCAAACATTGGACGGTGAGAACCACCTTATTTTTAACGGCAGCAACCATGTGTTCAGATGGGCCATGCTTTTTAAAAGACACCTCTGTTGAAACAGCAATAACCTTATCCCCCACTTTCAATGGACGAGGGGCTGGAATTGGAGCTACCTTAGAGAGACACGATTCAAGATACCAACGATTAATTGGGGTTTTAATTCTGATGACTTTACCATGAACCGCTTGAAGTACTTCTAACACCTCATAAGCAACCCCATCATTAACACTATTATCCATATCAGGAACCCAATTATCGCCCTCTTTCTTAATCACATAAACTTTGTCACCAACTCTAATTGGCTCATTGTTCGTGATAGCGTCTTCGGCTTTTGCCTCAGCCGCTTTGGCCCCAATACGTTCAAACCGTTCTTTCTTGTACAGCTTACCAGGATGCTCATTCAACAGGAACGTTGTAGCATGTTCCTTCTTGACGGTGACAATAGAACCTTTACGCAGTACACCAATACCCTCAAGAACACGAAGACGTACAACATCAGCTTCTACCGGCTCAAAGAATTCACCTACATACCAATAGCCGAGATTGATAATTTCCTTGAATTTGTAACCCTCTTTATTAGGACGTACCTCATCAACGGTTACAATTTGATCTTTCTTGATCTTTCCGTACTTATCGTACGTGCAACGCAAGACATCACCAACAGCGTATTTAGCCATAATTTTAGCTCCTAAATGTAACAAAACGGTTAAAAAATAGATACTAGCTTACATAAGCGAATGCGGGCGCTTAGCATGTAAGGGATAATTACTGTAACAGTATTAATACTAGAAACATCGTAAGAGGGAATGAGAGAATGAAATTCTCGAATGACCCTTACGTATACTCTCAAATAATTGCAGATTGATTTAAACAGCTTTACAGGCGTTTTCTATTAATGTCTGTAGGTAGATGCCAAACAACAATAAAAAACACCCCTAAGAGGCTCTAATGAGCTCCTAGAGGCATTGTTGTTAAGCTTGGAATTCCTTCATAGAGGATTCTACAATTTGAATCCAGTGGTAGTTATCTAGCGTTTTATTATACGTGTGCAGATAATCTCCTACAGATTCATAATAACCTTCTGTAACTTGAGGACTAAACGTCCCTTTTTTATGAAAGACAACCCGATATTTCTTGACAGGTGGCTTAGGTTTGATGCGATAGTCTTGGTCTAACGACCAAGCCGGAGAAACTACCCGAGACCACTCACTGAGACCGGTTTTTGTCTCAATCTCAGCCCCATTGGCCCATGCAATGATCAAATCTGCATGTTTGTGGCGTTTGTTTTCTTGGCACATAATTTTCCTTTCAGGAAGCTTGTCTTCCTATTTAGCTCCAGTAGCGTTAAGAACAGCCGTGATAGCTTGCTTAGCTAGCCACAGCTCAGGTTTAAAAAGTTGAACCCAGAGCCAGATATTGCACAGCAGGATTAGGGGAACTACTATCCCCGCTAAACTAAAAATCCATGGGATGCCAACTGCTCCACCATCTAGGGGAATACATCCAGCTTTAGCCCAATCATAGCTGTCTTCCCATCGAGACATGATTTTCTTTTCCTTGGCAATTGCCATGGCATTCTTGTACGTCTTCTTACATTTGCAGAAGATTACAATACTGAAAATCATTACCAAAAGAGAGGGGATGATTGTTTGCAGAGCATCAATCCGCAATGTCAACAGGCCAATCTCATACGCTTGTTTAGCCACAGGAATGGCAGCATCTACAAATTTCTGTGTATAGGCTGCCACTTGTGAGAGGATTTCTCCAGTGTCCATTATTGTACAATCTCCTGTGCTTTCAGTTCTTGGTAGGTACGGAAAGAGAGCGTAGCACTCCAGCCACGTTTCTCATCTTCCGTCTCTTTGTGTTTGTTATGGAGAGCATTAACACAATCTTGCACCAGCTTAGAGCCGACAAGACGAGGGGAAACGGAAGCATTGGAAAAGGCATGACGAATGATGGAATTGCTGAATGGTTTGTGGAAGCGGTTTATGGTGTTTCTCCTTTTAAGAAATGCAAGATGGAAGATTGGATTGTCCAATCCTCATTGGTAATTTGATTGTCCTGTAGCATAGCTGCAAGCTCATTGAGAGCAGCATAATAATCTGTTATGGAACGGATGTTCATACTGGCTCTCTCCTGTCTAGACTTATCGTGATAGTGCATTGCTCGCACTTAGAGGCGTAGCCCTTACGATTGCAAGAGCTACACCAGCCATACTTACGCCACCTTATCGGCTTCTGGTTCATTGTTATCAACCGCAGGTTCCCCTGCAATTTTAGCCATGAGGGCAATAAGCGTGTCCATTTTGAGACCAGCTTCCATCATCGTCTCAATAACTTGAAGCTCATTAATGCCATTGTCTTGAGCTTTCTTGAGAGTAGATTCAAATTGCTTCTTCATACGCTCAATGGTGAATTCTTTAGGCTCGATTTCAACATTACGCTGCGCCCAAGACCAAATGTTATTCAAGGGATCTTCCAAGAATTCCATTGCCTTAATCTGAACGGCATCGTAATTCTTCTTGTCTTTTTTAGTGAAGATTTGTTCTTCTTCATTATACATGAAGCCAGAGAATGCTTTGAAATACAGCACTGCCACCTTACGATTGACAGGTGTGAGAACCTTAGTGATTTCGTTCAGGTAGTAGACGTCTTGTGTAGCGTGGAATGCTTCCAGTACACTACGGGACAGGTCAAGCAAAACTGCTCGGGTGATTTTCTCGGCTTTAGCCAGTTCCTTGATGGAAGATTTAAAGCTGGTGTCGTATGCTGCTTTTTCGAATGCCATGATATATTGCTCCTAAGTGTGTGTTTAAATGTTACGCGATGATGTATTCATACACCAGTTTAACTTCTTCCATTACATGAATGGCGGAGCCCTCCATGTCCACAAT